GTCAATCTCAACACAGAGGCGGTAAGCGCGGGCGTAGGTGTATAGGTTTACTGTCTCCGCCGCCACTGGCGGTACTGCCTCGCCTCGTAGGTTATTACCGTGGCCATTGTCAGGGCTACGATAGCCAGGGCGATCCATAACAACAGGTTCGACGGTTCGTTCATTGGTTGCCTCCATCTTACATTCCCTCCAGCGAGTGCCGCCTGATTTCCAAATCAACAAACTGAGCCAGGTGTTTCTTGAAGTAAACCGAAAATACCCCGGTCGGCCCGTTCCGGTGCTTGCCCACAATGATTTCTGCCACGTTGGGGAATTCGGTTTTTGGGTCGTAAACCTCATCCCGGTAAACAAACATCACCACGTCGCTATCTTGCTCAATAGCGCCGCTCTCTCTCAGGTCGGATAACATAGGGTGTTTATCCTGCCGGCTTTCAAGCGCCCGGCTTAGCTGGCTGATTGCCAGGATAGGAATGTTTAATTCCCTGGCCAGGGCTTTGATCGACCGGCTGATAAAGCTAATTTCCTCTTGCCGGTTACCGCTGCGCCTGTCGCCGCCGTCCATTAGTTGCAGGTAATCCAGAATCAGGAGGTCCAACCCGTACTCGGCATACAGCCGCCGCGCCCTGGCCCGAAGGTCGAAGGGGGTAAGCCCCGGCGTATCATCAATGAAGATAGGCCGCTCTGCCATTGTTCCCCGGGCCTGGAGGTATACCGCCCATTCGTCCTCGTGAATCTGTCCGTTTCGTAGCCGCTGCGAATCTATGCCGGTGTCAGCCGATATGAGCCGGTCGATTAGTTGGCTTTCGCTCATTTCCAGGCTAAAGATAGCGATTCGCTTGGCCCATTTTTTCGCCGCGTTCAGGGCGATACTCAGGGCCAGGGAAGTTTTACCCATTGACGGCCGGCCGGCCAGGACGATCATATCCGATTTTTGCAGCCCCCCCAGGAGCAGGTCAAGACCGTGTACGCCGGTCGGCAATCCGGTAATCCTGTCCTGGTGCTGCTGTAAATACTCCATCCTGTCGGCGTGGGCGTCCAGCCCCAGGCGAATGTGACGCGGCCCGCGCTGCCTGTCTTTCCGGGCGGTAATGCCAAAAAGGATTTCTTCGGCCCGGTCCATTACCGAGTCTAAATCCTCCGGGTCGGCATAGGCCAGTCGGGCAATCTCCCCCGCCCCCTGAATCAGGTGACGTAAGCCGGCGGTACGGGCCACGATGTCAGCGTAGTACCCGGCGTGGATACTGGAAGGGGTAACGTTTATCAGGCCGGTTATGTGGGCTGGGCCGCCTATCTCGTCCAATTGGCCCTTGTGGGTCAGGTGGTCGCACAACGTTACCAGGTCGGACGGTTTGCCGGCCTGCCACAAATCCCGCACGGCCTGGTAAATCATCCCGTTTCGTTCGATGTAGAAATCCTTAGCGGCCAGGACCGGCGCCAGTTTGATAATGACATCAGGATCAATGAGCAGGGAACCGATAACCGCTTCCTCGGCTTCGACGTTATGGGGCTGGAGCTTGTCGGGGACGGTCCCCGGCGCGTTACCGTTTTGTTTCATCGGGCAACCTCCGGGCCAGGGCCACGTTAAGATCGTTGGCAATCTGCTGGAGGAGGATTTTAATATCCTCATTCCATCGGTCGAGTTCGGCCTGCAACTCCGCCCGCTTGGCTTCTTCCTCCGGGGTTAACTGCTGGGGCATTACGATCCATTCCATCATTGGCTTGTCCATTGTATCTGTCCTATCTGCGGCCTCGCCGCTCCTGTTCTGATTCCTGCTCACGCAGCCGAATGGCTTCTAACTGCTCGGCCGTAAATCCTCGCCCTTGGCCATGGTCATTACCGCTTTTGGTGTCCTCAAACTGCATCCACGTTTCGCATACCTGCCTGGGTTTTGGCGCTTCACCCTTCCGGCCGCGCCAGTCGTTTTTGTACCACCACTCCCCAAAGGCCCGAATCAGGTCGGGGGTTATGCCGGCCTGTTGCAAAAGGTTGGTCGATTCCTGTACCTCGTGGGCCAGGCCGTTTGTCATCAACTCCGGCCTGATTCTACAAAGATCGGCAAGAGCGGCCGGAATGGGGGCGAGTTGAATTTGTTTAGGGCGGGCTCCCTCTTTCTTAGATTCTTTCTCTTCTTTCTTCAACTGACTCTGTGCAACACTTTTGTTGCACTCTGCAACAGTCACGTTGTCCTGTGCAACAGTTTGGTGCTTCTTTCTTTTAGAAGTGTTGCATTGTGCAACAGTTTGGGCCTCTATCAGGTTAATAATCTTGGCCCGGCCGGCGTCAGCATAAATGTGTGGTACGTTTCTTAATTCCGGCGTCAGGTCTACCAGGTAGCCGGCGTCACATAGTTTTTTTATATGCCTCATCACCGTTGCCTTATCCACGCCTATATGCTCGCCTATCGTTTCCAGCGATGCCCGACAAATACGATCCTCGCCCTGGCAGTATCGCCACACCACCCCATAGACCGCCGAGGTTGTCAGGCTAAACTCTTTTGTCAAGGCGTCTATGACCGGGGTCCAGCCCTTGACCTCAGTTAGAAAGCTCATTGTTAAACTGGCCCTCTTGATAGCTCGTAATTGAACAGATAAAAGCGATGTCGTTAGGGTCAAGGTTAAACCATTCGCTATGGTGGCACTTATCACGGAAACGGTGATGTAGAGCCGATTCGGCCAGGTCTATATCATCGGCCGGGAAATGATGAATCATATTTATGTATTCTTGGGGCTTCTTGCTACGAATGGTTTTTAGGCGTCGGGCCGGGTCAATTGATAGGCCAATCTTGTGCAGACCAGACGAACTAGAAAGAAGATAGATGTAGCCGGTTCGTTTATATTCTGGCGGGTTTAGCTCTTTGGTCCGCTGCTCATTCCACTCGGCAATATCTACATTGTATTGCCCATACGTTAACGCCATTTCTTTGGCCAGGGAGTTAAATTCATCTTCCGTTAATACAAAGCCGCCCTGATCCACCAGGAAGAATCTGTCAATCTCTTCGTTGTACTGGACAGTTAAACAGGTAGAAATAAGAAGCCTGGAATGTTCGGTTTTTTCAAGAACTCTTATGATTGTCATCTCGCTTGCTCCTGTGCCGAAAACGACAAAACGCCCGTAATTTGCTGCCACTCTTGGGTGTCTAGGCCAAAGGTTAGCGAGGCATTCCTGCCAATTGAGCAAATCACGGGCGCTTTAGCGCCAAAAATAGATTGTAGAGATTGACGGGAAATAAAAAACCCCGCTGTCAACCTATGACCTAGACATCTACCAGTATAGCACATCTCGCCCATTTTGTCTAGTCCTCAATCCCGGTGAACAACGGCAGATCGTCGAGGTTGCCGTTATCTCGAAGGGGTTTCCACTCTTTACGCTGTTCCCGTTCGACCTCACCCACCCGCCGGCGGGCCAGGTCGCAATACTCCTGGCTGATTTCAAAACCGAGATACTGCCGGCCGGTGACTACGGCCATTTTGGCAACCGTGCCGCTGCCTATCATCGGGTCAAAAACTATGTCGCCGGGATTGCTCCAGCTTAAAATATGGTCGTGGGCCAGGGCCTCGGGGAAAATTGCCGGGTGGTTAAAAATATATCTTTCGCTGTCTGGTTGCGTCCTTCCGGCCAAATAAAACCAGATATTACCCCTTATCGTTTTGTCGCTCGTGACTATGTGGTTTCTAGTTTGTGACTTCCTGACCGCTGCCCCTTGTCCAAAGCTGGCAGCCCGGCCCTTCATTGATTGCTTTTGCCCGGCGTGTTTGGTTGGCTCCATTATCGGATTGAATACTGCGGGTTTGCCTTTACTGAGGATAAACATATACTCAAATTTTTGTTCATAGCGATTATGGGTTAAAGGTGGTTTATCCCATTGATAAATCATTGTATCGTGTAGGTTAAACCCCAGCCCCATAAAATACAGGACCTGCCGAAAGCTATTACCTGATTCGCTCCCGTCCTTAGTTTCATCCCCCACGACCCAAACCACCACGCCGCCCGGCTTTGTCACCCGGTAAAGCTGCTGAGCTATCCGCCCAAAGGGAAACACAAAGCCATTGTACCGCCGTAGTCCATCATAGGGCGGACTGGTTACGGACAGATTAATACAGTTATCCGGCAGAGCCGCCATAAGTTGGCTGCACTCGCCACAATGGATACTGTTTAATGGATACGGCCCCAACATCTCTACCCCTTCCCGGCTTCGCCGCCGGCCTTACCTGCCCGCCGCAACTCAACCAGCCTGGGCCGGTAGTCAATATGCTTGTCCTGCACGGCCCTAACCGCCTTAATAACATTTACCGCCGCCTGGACTATCTCAGGATCGTCGCTTTCGTTCATAATCCACTCGGCATACTCGGCTGCGTCCAGAAGCAAGGCAATGGTATTATCTAAAAACTCCTGGTCTACGTCGACCGTCCACCCATTAACCGATGGTTTGCCGGCCATTGGATCACCCCTCTTGCTCTAGCTTAAAAGCCCGGCGAATCCTGTCGGCTAATTGGGAATTGTGGAGCGATTCGTATCCAACCTTGATAATCCCGGCGAAGCCCACTCCGAAGAATAGCGTCAGCCAGGTGTTGGCATCCAGCCGGCCGGCCATCACGAACGGAAACGACCAAAAGAAGATGATGAAATAGCCGGTTGTCCAGCGGTAATTTTCCTGGCGTTTCCAAAGTTTGCCCAGGGTGGGCGTGGTGATGCAGACCGTTACAATGATGAGCGTCCAGTAAATCAAATTTGGGATTGAAAAGAAGCTATCCATAATTGGTCACAAACTCCTTATAAAGTAGTACACTTGTTCTATATGATAGGACTAAATACCTATCTAAAAGTACCTCAGAAAACCCTGCACATTACTAACATATTTTTTTATAATTGCTTTAACTGCTGAGAAATTCCGCTGCTTTTGGGGAAATTCGGGGTTTGGTTCATATAAGTCAAATTATATGAACCTGTACCCTGGTTTCCCGCCACCGTTTTAGAACCTTTGTTTTTCGGGTTTCCATATAGCACAATCGTTCTTTCAGGCTTTTGCTTGAGGGCCAATGACCGGGGTAATATGGGGGTACGGCAGAGGTTTTAACGTGGGCCGTAGCCGGTCCGATCACGGGCCGTTTAGGGTGCCGTCCTGGTTGCCCGTCGAAAGCTGGCCAGGCGGCGATAGATAGAAAAGAAGCTCCTACCCAAGAGGGTGGGGGCTTCTTATTTTAGTCAGGTTCTACCGTAAAAAGGGAATCGACCGTAACGCCCAGGGCGTTGGCAATGCCAGCCATTGTCTTTAGGCTAACATCGTCAATGTGATCACGTTTTGCCAGCCGGTAAATGTGGTTAGAGTGCTTCCCCATCATTTGGGCCAGCTTGTAGGCCGAGACTCCTTTTTGCTTTAGAACGGCATCGATATTACTCTTGATTGCCACTTCTAACATTTCGCCTCCACTTTTATTCAAACTGTGCCCTAATCATACCACACAATATTGGTACTGTCAATAGACGGACTACATCTTTAAGGTAATACCCTTGACAAACAGTACCATCTATGGTATACTTTAATTATCAACAATAACCATACGAAAGGCAACGACAAATGACAGTTAAAATATGTGTAACAGTAGGTTGGTTCAAGGTTCCATTCAAGGACCAATTCATTATTGGCAAGTTGTCCCCTACGGCACAGCACCCCAGACGTTTCCAGGTCTGGTTTGCCAGGGATACGCTTGATGAGGTGCGCAAGACCCTCAATAAGCGTTGCCGCGAAGGGTGGGAAGCAGTTGATTGGAATTTAAATCCAGTTGATCCCAACAATCCGGTTATCTCTTAACCACCCCTCGCCGGCCACCGGCAGAAAGGCAAGAATGATGAAGAAATACACCGCAATCACCAACGCCTCAGAAATTATCGATGTAATCGCCAGCAGCCTGGCCGATGCGATGGCCAAGATCGAGAAAGCCCTCAAGCGCCCCGGCCGCTACAGCGAGTATGACCGGTGGGTTGCAGACGGTAAGCAGGTCAAGTAAAAATCGCGGTCAAGCCAGAGGTAATGGGCTAACTAGTCTAAGGTCTGGAGTACAGGGTTAGCCAACCGCAACATAACCACCCCTCGCCGGCCCACCGGCAGAAAGGTCTATAATGAGCGTAATTATTACCGATAAAGGCGAACAAGTTGAAGGTAAATACCACGTCAGTTGTCATTGTTACATCTGTGGTATTCGCATCGGGTTCAATACCCCCAATCCAAACCTTGCCAAAATGAAAGATACTATTACTGATCAATCTATTGGCAAGCATTACGTTTGCCAAGAATGTTTATCCAAGTAACCATCCCTCGGCCGGCCGCCGGCAGAAAGGCAACGACGATGAAAATACAAGTAGGCGACAAGTTTAATTATCCAACCGCAGAGGTAGTTATTGAGGCCATTGAAATGCGGAATGAGACGGGTACGGGTTGGGAAGCCTGGATAATCCACGAACATCACGATCTTGAAACGGGCCAGTATACCACCCGCGATACCCCGGCAATTGACTTTTGCCAGGCCCTGGAACGACAGGACAAAATAACCTACGGCTAAAAAACAAAAACCGGGGCAGCACACAACGCCGCCCCGGCCGAACTAACAGAAAACGCTGAATGAATTTGGAGGTATCATAGACTAAAGAACAATGGCTCTAACTGACAACTGGTAACGAACAGTGTACCACTTGTGACAATACAAGTCAACGGGTGGTATACATAAGGAAATTAGAAATTGGTTTGAGGAAAGTTGGAAAGGTTAAGAGAGATGGCAGAAATCGAGTTTGTTAGCAGATACAAATATCAGGATGGCGAGTCGGTTTACGTGGTCCCTGTTGACCGCAATAGCAGGGGCGAGTTGTGGCCGCGCTGCCCGGTAGGTGGCTGGAGCGCATACTACAATGCCAACAAAAGCCAGGCCGTACTCGTGGCCAGTAAAACAGCATCGAGTTATCTGGACAGGCGCGGCTACGCCAGGAAGATCGGCGTGGTCCGGTTTGCCTGGAATGGCAATATTGAGGCCGGCCTACGGCAGATTGGTTTCGGCCGGTAATGGGAGGGCGACGAAATAAAGCTGGGTGACGAGATATTTGATGGAACAATGTGGTGATTGGTCAGGGTCACGCATACTGGCTACGCGGCCGGTTACCGGCCGGGTATGGTGGTCGAGTCGGGCCAGTGGGTCCGGCGATGGGTAAATGATAACGCGCCGCGCTGGAGCGAACGCGATGCGTTTGATATGAATGAGTGAAAACGACACCGGCCCGATGCTGCGAACACCGGGCCGGCCAGACAGACTACCGCTTGGAGACGGTAAAATGAACAACACAATGGTATCACAAATCGAGGCCACTGTCAACGGGCCAGAATGGGATCAGGAAGCCGGCGAGTATGCCGTTTATCTGGACGGGCAGCGGATCACCTGGGCCGAAACCGAAACGGCCGGGTGGGCAGCGTACAGCGCGGCCAGGTCGGCTAAGGCGGCGCACTACACCCGGATGCAGAACCGGGTAGACTTGGGGGTGCAGTATGTGGCTTAGATATTGCGCCTGGGGCAAACACTACTTTGGTTTCAAGTTCTCCTGGCCGTTCTGGCAGATGGGCGTCACCCACGGGATTTGTAAGAAGTGCGGCAGGGGGATGTGATGAGTAGACAGGAATTAATCACCCTTGCGCGTTCGCAGGGGGCGACGCATTACAGCGTCCTGTACGATGAGTTTTACCGGCCGGTCGACGGCCAGGCCCACGCCTGGCAATCGTGCCAGGTGCTGGAAGGCGAGAACGGTTTACACCTCGGATGGTGGCTCAGAGATTGCCGGGACTATCCACCGGAAAGCGCGGTGACGATATGACTAACATTTTGCCCGAAGCTATCAGGCAGAAGGCCATAGAGCAGGGCGCCACGTATTACAGCCTGCTCTATCGGGAATTTTACCGGCCTACTCCTGGTGGCGGATGGGAATCGGCAATCTGGCTTTCCACTGGCGAATTGAGCCGGTGGACACGCGAACAGGGCATTGACCCCGCCAAAAGCGCGGTGAAGCTATGATAACCTTCATCGCCTTTCTGTGGGTGCTATTCGCCGGCCCATTACCACTGCCCCGGCCGCCGCAGCCCACGCCCATCCCGCCGCAGCCGTTACCGCCGCGAGGGCGGGCGATCCTGTGGACTAATAAAGCCACAGGACAAACGCGGGTGATGGTAGTATGAGCATCATTCGATGGTTGCTAATCGTGGCAAGAGACGCCCGACGATTAGGGAAGCTGGGCAGGGGAATTTAGAGGAATTTATAGGTCCAGCAGGGCCAGAAGGGTTTCGTGATGAGTAAGCAGCTTTTTGATTATTGTGGTGAGCCTATCAACCATCCGGTTTATGATTCGTTGGTTGATGTTTCCTATGGGTTGTGGGTTTGCCCGACCTGTAAGTCAGAGTTCTATGGCGGTGGCCCAGCTATCCACGAAAGGGAATGTACCGAAACCGGCTATGGGGGCTGCGAGTTCCACTTTGGGCCAGGCCAGGTTGATGAAGTGAATCGGACGGGTAGATGGTATGGCATCACGTTGGAATACCTGAAAGAGAATTACCCCGAGTTGGTGAAATAGATCATCGCAACCCCAGCCCCCCGGTAAGTTGCCGGGGGAAGAACAAAGAAACGTGGTATAATCAGGATAGGAGTTATGAGATGAACGATACAAAGGCTTTAAGTTTACGAGGCGATATTGATTTAATGACCCTCGGTGACGTGATGGTACAAAGCGGTTTCTTCCAGGACAGCCGGCAGGCCGCGCAGGCGGTCGTTAAGATTTTGGCCGGCAGGGAGTTAGGGTTTGGCCCCATTGCCAGTATGACCGGGGTAAACGTCATCAAGGGCCGGGTGACACTTTCGGCCAATTTAATCGCCGCCGCTATCAAGCGGAGCGGCCGGTATAATTACCGGGTGACAAAGCAGGATGATAAGGGCTGCACAGTTGAGTTTTTCGAGGGCGGCCAGTCCATTGGCCAATCGACCTTTGACGAGGCAGACGCCAAAGCCGCCGGCCTGGCTGCTGGCGATAATTGGCGCAAATACCCCCGTAATATGTATTTCGCCCGGGCTATCTCCAACGGGGCAAAGTGGTTTTGCCCTGATATTTTCGGCGGGCCGGTTTACACCCCTGACGAAATGGGTGCGGTAGAGGATCAGGAAACCGGAGCGGTGGTTATGCCCGAAGTGGCGCCAGTGGATCCGCCGGCGCCCACCCCGGCCCCCCAATCAGCCCCCACCCGCAACGGTAAAGCCGCCGGCCTGGTGACCCGGATTAAAGAACTGGTCAAAGAACTGGAATTTAACGGCGATTGCCTCACCGTTGACCAGGCCTTCCTTGACACGGCCGATGTCGAAAGTCTTACCGATTTCGGCAAGAACCTACGCGCCCGACTGGAAACGGTCAAGGCCCAAAACGCAGCGATGGCAGACCCGGACGATCCCGAGCCGGCCAATTAACCAACGCAGCAAACCCCCGGCCTGGGCGACTGGGCCGGGGAGAAAGATCACGCAATGATAACCATTCAAAAGCTGCACTCAATTCTAAAAAAAGCCGGCCTTAAGCACAGCAAGACGTATACGACAACGATTAGGGGATGGTACAACTACTCCGAGGGTTATCACCTGAGCCGGCATTACACCGGCGAAAGTAGCTACGCTATCTGCCTCAGCTTTCGTGACAGTGACCACCATCGCCCAAACAGCGACCGCCGCCGGTTGTATTTTGACAAAGCCAAGGCGGCGCTAACCGAGGCCGGAATTATCTTTGAGCACAAGGTTGATGGCTACGAAGAATTGATAATCAAATTAGACCAGGTCGCGGCGTAAGACCGGGCCGGGGAGAAAGGATGAGATGATGACGCCCGAGGAATTACAGGCAATCAGGGAACGGACAGAGAGGGCCACGCCGGGGCCGTGGGAAGAAAGATCGCGAGGTTTGGGCGGGTGTGAAATTGTTGGCTTCGTTCATCTAGGGTGGGCAACGCCAGTTTGTAGATTATCACCCGGCTTTGTGTGGTATGAGGGCGATAAGGATTTTATTGCCTACGCCCGGGCCGACGTGCCGGCCCTCCTGGACGAGATTGACCAACTTTGCGCCGACCTGGCCGGGGCGGAGGGGGAACGGGATAGGCTGCGGGAAGCGCTGGAGCCGTTTGCCAAAGTGGCAGACCTGGTAAGCCACCGTAGGCCAGGGGAGACTTATGGCGTTACCCTGGCAGATTGCCAACGGGCCAAGACCGCCTTAAATTCTACTACCAAAAAAGGAGATGGCGATGAGCCACAATAAAACCTCAATTTGTCCCGGCTGCGGTCAAAGCTGTAGCCGGGTAGCATTGGTCAATTTGGTGTATACCTTTGAGTCGGGCGACGATAACACCCTGGTGGAAACATCCTGGCATAAGGATTGCTTTTTGGGCCAGGTAACGAAGGAGCGGGATAGGCTGGCAGAGCAGGTACACGCCGCCCGCGACCTGGCAGAGGCCGCCGAGCCGGTGATTGATTACCTGTTGGTAGCTGAGTTCTTTTGTCCGTATTGCGGTGGCGAGGCGATGGAGGACGGACACGACCACAAGCCAGGCTGCATATATGATAACCTGGAAACCGCGTGGAAATTGTTCCAAAATAAGATGATACCGCATCCGTAAATTCTACTACTACCCCCGCCCCCGCCCCTGGCGATGAGGGCGAAAAATAAGCCAGGGGCGACGCCTGAAAAGGCGGTAGAATAGTAGAATTTCAATCACCGCCCCGGTAGAATCTGGCTGAACAGGCCAGGGAGCGGTAGAATTTGGTAGATTACTAATTACGAAAGCAGCCCCGTAAAAGCCAGGGCAAAGAGATGAAATGATCGAGAACGAAATCAAACGGCAAGTTGATATTGCCGTCAAGGAAATCATTGACCGAGACTCCGAGAGGCTGTCTCCTTTGGTCCACGTAGGGTTGTATGACACCCTGCGCGGCAAATTACTAGCCGGATTTAAGGACAGTTTGACCGTTAAGGCAGTTCTGGCTGATGATACGGTCAGAACTGCCAAGTCAGAGTACCCTCTGATTTTTAAGGGTTGGGATGGGGCAGAGGTTCAATACACGTTCATCCCGGACTGGGAGACGATCAACGAGGTCACCGGTGAGCAGGCCATCAATGCGGCGGCCTTCGCCGCCAACGAGACCGACAAACTCGCCGGGACCACTATTGGAAAAATGGTTGACCAAAAGGAGAACGAACACCATCATTTCTGGCACTAAAAACGAACACCGGCCCGGGCAACCGGGCTTTTTTATTGGCGCTGGATGGTTGGCAGATAGTACCGCCATATCACAGACATTGCCCCCACCGGCGCCGGCCCTGCCTGGCAAGTTGCCGAGGGATCAGTCCACAAGATCAGGTTACAAAACCTATCCAGGTCGCCAGGATTCTCCACGTACCAGCAAAAGCCATAATGACTCTGGTCTTTGATGTAGGCGTAAATTGCCCGACTTTCAAAAAGGTAATCGTCGCCCGGCGTGGAGGCTATGCCCGGGCATATTGGGGAAAAAGGGGAATTAGGGGATTGGCTGGCGGCCGTGGTTCCCAACCAGGCGACCAAGGCCACCGCAATAATTAGCAGTAAAATCACCTTCATTGTGATTCTTCTTTCTCAGGGTGCGCTCGTGGTATGCGTCCAGGTTGCACCTGTGCCTGTTAAGTCCAGGTACTTATACCTGAGCGTTGCCCCGTCCTGGTATTGTAGTACAAATTTATCCGCTTTCATATACAGTCGGACTTCTGTTCCATTCGCCGGCGCTGTCGGGGTGGCGGTTTGCTCCACAAACGATATGGTGGTTTTATTGGCCCCGAGGGCCGTGCTAAGCCGCTCGACTTCGGCCTTGAGCGCGGTGATTTCCCCCAAGAGTTGTTTTATTTGTTCTTCCATCATTGCACTGCGTAAATATCGGCCCTGATCGTTTCGCCCTCGGGTGATACCGTCACGTCAACCGGATCAATCCAGGCATTAAAATCTATATCATCTGCCCTGGCAATGACCTTGTCCCCAAGCCCCCAGTCTTTGCCATAGATACAGGCCGGCGTCTGTTTGATGATCCCCGTCAGGCTGATGACCGGCAATCCGGCCTGTAGCGCCGCCTCTGCCTCGTCAAGCACCTGGGCCGAGGTCGTGCAGTGGCTGGCGTTGACAAACCGCTCTATCCGGTTAAACGGGCTGTTGTCCATCCGTCCGAGGTCTTGTGCCTCTTGAACATCACGGGCCGAGCCGTCACCCTGCCCGCCGGCGTAAACATCGGTTACCTCGTTCGTGTGGTCATAGCGTAACCGAACATTGGATAGATTGTCAAACTGTTCGGCAAAGACAACCTGACTCGTGCCGCTCGTCCGGTCCGTGCCGCGCTGATTCGGATAGGTCTTGAACTCAAATTTAGCGCCGTTCCAGATGACGTCAGGGTATACGACCGTGCCGGCCTGGTCGCTGCCCATAATCAACTCGTCAATAACTACGTCACATTGCCGCCGGCTGAAAGATTTTTGAACGGACGGCCCTGCGGCGGTATCGGCCGCGACCGCCAGGTATGCCGATAAATCCCGCCCCGTTCCCGTGGCAGACGAGCCAAGATTTTGCTTTATGATGGTTTTCATCATATCGTCGGCCTGGTCTGTCTGGTCTGCCTGGGCCGAACCGGCATTGTAAGCGACAATCCTCCGGCCTACCAGCCCGTAGGCCGATTGGCCGGCGCACTCGAACGATACCGCGCCGTGGTCGCTGATCTTGTCAAAGCGCCGCATTAGCCAGCGCGTACCCATCTCGGTGTACCAGTTAAATCCTTCGACCCGCCGCAGTACTTCAACCTGCGCGTCGAGTTGGTAGAAATCACGCCAGGCGATAAAATCTTTTGGCACGCGCAGGGTTAACCAGCCCGGCTTACCCACCCCCTTGGCGTAATTGAGAAATTCCAGGTAATCCAATTCCGCCACCTGCAACCCGGCCGGTGTGTGGTAAACGACCTTGTAATAAACAGTGACATTGTTTCCGGTGACTTGCATCAGGCCGTCCCGTCCGCCGATTCGTAGCGATTGCGCCAAACCAGATAGGCCGTGCAGGTGGAAGCGATTTGTACGCTGATCGTGTTATCGCCGCCGAGCAGGGAGAACTCCGCCCAGTCGCTCCGTTTCTGAACCGTATAAAAAAGGTCTGGCCGCAGGCTGGAATAGATGCGCCGCCGCCCCGGCTGCAATATGAGCGTCATTGTTTCGCCGGTAAGCAAAGTTAAGCCATTAAAATCTATCTTTTTGTCCGTGGTGATGTTGGTAATGTTGTTCACCGCGCCGGGTCCGACAATGATAAGTGTCGGGAATCCCTCCGACTTGCCATTATAGGTCACGGCCGTTGACGTTGGCAGGTTTAGCGCCCCGGTTCCATCAAATCCAAATACCAGGGAGGCATCATTGTAATTCGAGATAGCCCGGATGGTAGTTGAAATACTGCCCAGGTCTATCTCCGGGTCATTCCACTGGCCCCCGCTGTCAAGGTAGGCCACATAATCAAAATCGCCGTCCCCGTCAACCGTGGAGAAATTGCCGCCGATGTAAAGCCGCTCCAGGGTGCTATCCCATGCAACGGCGTAAACAATTTCGCTACTCGTCCCCACGTTGTAGTTTGTAAAAGCTACTTCGTCCCATTTGGCCAGGCCGTTGACAACCGCGCTCCCCCGGCTGCCGCTGGTCTGATCGCAGCCGATCCACACCACGCCGTCATCGTCTATGGCTACGCTGTAAGCCTTGGCACTCATCCCGTTTGTACTAACGGTTGACCATAAATCGGTACTGATGGTGTATTTGCAAATGCCGTATGAGTTAGTTGTGGAAAGCGAACCATTCACATACCCAACAAAATCCCCTACAGCCCAAATGGTATTACCATCTAATCCAGCCGCAAAACCGTAAACGATCCCGGAGATTAACCCGCTGTTGGCTACGTTCCCGGCAGGCATAGTCGCCCACGTATCAGTCGATTCGTCCCATACAGCAACACTTCTTGCATTGCCGAGCGTGCCGCCATCAACACTGGTAAAATTTCCTCCTACATATAACTTGCCTCCGGTAACGAGCAGCGCGTAAACCTCTCCCCCGGACACCCCCCCGCCCATTGCTGCAAAGGTATCCGTACCCGGGTTGTATTTTACAATGTAATCCGTGGTCCCCCCGGCGACGTTTTGGAACAACCCCCCCACGTATAATAGACCATTAGTTTCATCCCAGGCCAGGGCGCGAACTTCTGCACTCAATCCCGGTCCAGCCCCCAGAACGTTCCAGCTATCTCCCGCCTTATTGTACCGGGCAATGTAGTTATATGTGGTTGCCCCGAGAGTAACAAACGAGCCGCCTACGTAAATATCCGTTGAATTTTCGGCTACGGCATAGACAGATGTACTGGCGTCATCGATTCCGCCGTTCATATCGTCCCAGGACGCCGCGCCGGTCCGCCGAATCAGCCGGTTAAATGTCGTGGAAGCTGAAACCGACAACGTCTTTACGTGGTCGTTGGGGGATTGCCAATAAGGGTCAGGGCAGAGCAGGCGCAACCCGGCCTTTTCGATGACCTTATTTAATTGACCGCCGGGCAACCCCCCGGCGTAAAGCGCATCAATTTCCGCCGTTTTTTCGCCGTTGACGTAACGGAATCTGAACGGCTGCCGGGGCTTGACGAGATCCAATTTTATGGCATCTATCAGGGCTTGCCGGCGGGTATGCAGGTTATCTATGCTCGTGGCTTTGAAAGTCAGGCCCAAATCCAGGAGCCGACTGGAATATTTTGTACCCTCATAAGCGCCGCCGGGCGATAGGGCAAAATCGCTGACCTTGTGAGCCGGGTCAATCATCCCCCACCCGGCCCAGTAGTTGACAGTCGCGCTCAGGTCGTCGTCAATATCTCTGACCCGGCCTCCGCTGCGCTCCAGGGCGTGACGGGTAGACGTGGAAGCGTGGTCGGCGCCGGTAAAATCATACCCGTCCGAGCGATTGCCGGTTAATGAGCCATCGCAATAGGTGGTGGCGTAGGCTTTATTTTCTAACTGCACTCCATCAATAAGCAACCCGGCTTCTTTGGCCCTGACGCCAAAATTACGACTCCCGGCTGTAGGCGTACCCGTTTTGACGCAGTAATACCAATTGTCATCAACCTGGGTAATGCTGTCCCAGGTCGACGCGCCGCTGTCCCAAAACGGCGCTACTTGCGTAGCCGATACCGCTCCGGCCGCCGCCCTCTTGATATAGGCGCTCAGGGTGTAGCTGGTCGCCGTTACCGTCACCGCCTGGTAAATGTCGGCATACGTTCCGCCGCCCAAATCGGTAGAGGCGCAGCCGGTCCCTACCCAGCAATCCGTAGTGACCCGGGTAAAATCCTCCGTGCCATCCCCGGCGAATGTCCAAATAGTATCGGGGTCAGCCGTGGCAAATTGAGTGTCACTCAACAGGTTAGTTGTCGCTTCCGGTACGATGATTTTGAAATAGCCCATCTTATCGCCCCATTGATGCCCGCAACATCGCTATATCCCGCGTAGGCCCGGCGCTGGGCATATTGTAGGTGACGTTCCAGGTGTTATTTTCGACCTGGCTGCGCGGCGTAACATCTACCCGTTCCCCCGGCGACAGGTTGACGGTGTAGGGCCGGTCACCCATTCCCCTGCCTGGCACAATAAACGATCCGCCCTCGGCGTACCCGTAGGCGCTGGCCTGCCCGGCATACCTGGCCCCCTCTGCCGCCTGGGCCGCGCTCAATCCGTTGGCCCGCATCCGGTCGAAAGCGTTGGCCGCATCCTGGGCCGCGTTGGCCGCTCGCTGGGAATTGGTTATAAGGGTGTTGGTCATCTTGGTATTTTCCGCGCTAATACCCGCAAAGGTGCCGGTGTAAATCTGCTGTAGGGTTTGCTGGTTCGCCGTCGCCGTGGTCGCCACCTCGGCCTGTTGTTTGTTAAATGAGGCCATTGTGCCCTGTAAGGCCGTGCCAAATTGGCCATCAATTTTAATAATCCCGGCCGTCACCAGTTCGTAAGCGTCTTTGGCCTTCAGGCCGGAAATCCCGGTGAGTTTTTCCAGTTCGCCGGTTTGCTCCAGGACAGAAAGGGCCGTTTGTAGTTTAAGCTGTTCAAGGTGTTCTTTTTGGGCGGCTTCTTCTTCGGCTCGTGCCGCGTCAAGTTTGGCCTGTTTTTCCTTAGTGGTTTTGTCCAGGATGGCTAATTCTTCGCCCGCCTCTTTTTCCAGGGTTCCTATTTTTTCCTTGCGCTTACGTTCCACCTGGTCAAGTTCGTATTGCAAATCGGCCGCCTGCCCCACCTTGGCATTACGGATTAATTCTTGCCGGCGTTCCTCGGATTGTTTGTTGACTTCGGCTATTTTCTCTGCCGTGGTTTTTTCGATGTCCGTTTTGGTTTCGGCCTGGTCCCTGATAAGTTCACTGGATTTGTCCAGATATTCGCCCTGGGCTTCAAGCGCGTCTTTCTGCATATCGGCCAGGTCGTTAAAATAGGCGGCTTCAACGTCCATCAATGCGCGGCGTTGTTTCTCCTGCTCCTGCATTTGCTTAATCAATTCTTCGGTTGATTCGGCGTTGCCGGCCTGCGCTGCCGAATTTGTGTCAATCGCCGCGCTCTGTTCCGTGTAGGTATCTGTCGCCGCTTTCGCCGCCTGTACTACGGCATCCTGGCCAAATACCCATTCGGCCTGTAGGACCAGGAGTTGCCCCTGCTGGGTTAGCCAGCTCTCAAATTGACTTCGGGCCGAATCTGCGGCGGCGGTAAATAACCCGGTTGCCCCGGTCCCGGCTGTAAGCGCATCGAAGAATGATTGCATCGGGCCGAGGTTGTTGTCCCAGGCAAGCGCCCCCTCTTCGAGCGCCCGGATCATAGACGTTACCCAATCTATCCCCTCGGCCCCCGGGCCGGTTAACAGGCTACCAAATGCTACCTGAAAATCCGAAACGGCCGCCGTGTATTTCTCCTGGCTGCCAGCCGCGTCACTAACCACGCCGCCCAATTCCTCAACCTTTTTGCGGCCCTCGATTAGTGCGGCGTTCAAAAACGCTTGCTTTTTCTCACCCTCGGTTAGTTGTTCCGCGCTCTTGCCCAGGCTTTGGGCATAGATACGGTAGGCTTCCTCAAGCTTGAGGGTGATACCTAAGTTATCCAGAATCAGGGGAGAGTTACGGCCAAGGGCAGTTGACAGGTCATCCAATGACTTTGTGGCGCTCTGGCCCATCGCATTGCCCAGGGTCACGGCGATTTTAGCCAGTTCGGCAAAGTCGCCCTTGTCGGAGACGATGCCAAACATCATTGCCTTGTTGGCCGCCGCCATCGCATCCATCTTAGAGATGGTGTAGCCGCTGGCTTCCTGGATACTCTTGACGATGGCCGAACCGGTCGTGTCAAACTCGCCGGCCATTGCATTAGTCGCCCGGCCTAACCGCTCTGCAGCCGCCGCGCTGGTGAACGAGGATTCGACAAACTGGCCCAGTTGGTTGACGACCGCACCCAGGGCCAGGGTTGCGCCCAGTTCTCCGGCGAGGCTTTTCATTTCTGAACTAAACGACGTGGCCCCTTTTTGGGCTTTCTTGGCGTTTTCGTCCAGGTTGTCAAAGCCAACGCCGGCCTGCTTTAGGGCGGTTATAAGTTGGCTTGCATCCCCGCTTAGGGTAATTTTTACCTGTTCAGCCATCTTGATTCCGTGATATAATAAAAGCCGGAGGAACAATGAACACTGAAAAGAAACCCCTACATAATGCTTTCATCGTCCTGCCGGCTCTATTCCTGATATTCTGCGGTTGCCCGCTGGCCCAATGGTTGACCAATGAGCCAATCTGCGGCATTATTGTTTTTGGCCTTGGCGCCCTGGTCCTGGTTGCCGGCCTGTTGTCGGGCCAGGTCAAGATGTTCGGTTAGCGCCGCCACTCGTCAACCTCTAAACACATTCGCACCAATTCGGGAAAATCCTCTTGAAATTTAACCGAGTCTTTGGCGTTCGCCCGGGCGCTGTGGGCTTCGTACACGTTCAGGGCGGCGGTCATCGATTGAAACCACGCCGGTTGATCGTCTATCCCGCCCGGCCTTGGCAGGGCTTTCCATTGTCTGCACAACAACCCTTTTGCCAGGAGCGGCGGCGGCTCTTTAATCGCGCCCTCGGCATAGTCGGCCGCCGCCATTAAGAGTTTTTTGGGATTGCGATGGCCTCCAGGTACGAGCCGTAGACCTCTTGTTTTAGCCAGTTGAAAAAGGCCACGTAGCTTAATGGCAGGTTCCGAACGTTAGTCAGATCGACCCCCTCGATCTTATCACACAGGGCGATGGTGCTATAGGTATCCTGCGTTCCGGGGCTGGCCCCCTCCGGGGCGGCTTGCCGGCCGGTATAGGATTTATCTATATGCTCCATTAGCCAGGTGTCGGGGTAACTCACCGTTACGTGTTCAAATCCCTTGACCGGGCATTGTACCGTTGGCACATTTAGCTCACTGTTCCCCACGCCGGTACGGCTGGCGTGGTCGCTCCGCCGGAGGGTTTCAGCACGGCGGTACTGGTCTGCAATCCCGAAAGCGGCGGTAAAATGGTGTAGTTGGTACAAACCATTTCCCCCTCAAATTCCGGGTCACCCGTGGTGGGCGTGGTGTTGTTGCCGAGTTGCACGGTCAGGGTAAATCCGGTGTTTAGTCCATCAATGCCACTAAATACCGTGTGCGTTCCGGTGCTGGCCGTGGTCGTAAACTTCATCCCCAGCGTAATGGTACTGTCGGCCTGCCCCGCCATATAGTTATGATCTTGGGTGTAGCCGCTCGATTCCAGCTCGTCATAGGTGAGCGGCAAGCCGTCAATGGTCATTACGTCCGTGGTTATATCTCGGGGAGTTCCCCCCGAGTCGTCCATTAAAATCTTTACGAATTTTCCAATTCTTGGCATCTCTAATACCTCACAAAGTTAATAACAACCGGGAAACTAACGTCAGTCCCCGTCACATCGATGTAGGCACAAACGTATTGGCGAATCGTCCCGGCGATGGCGATTCTCTGCGCCCCGATAGCCGAACCGTCCAGGGTAAATGTGCCGATGGTCGTACCGGCACCCGATCCCGTGGCGCTGTCCTCAATCGTCACCGCTACCGTATCGCTGGGACTCAGTCCAAGGATATGCAGATAGGCCGCGCCGCCGGCCGTAGACTGGGCTCCGTTGTTAATGTAGGCCGTCCTGGTATCGCCGGTGAAGGACGCATCGGCCAATAATTTACCCAACTCGCAGCCTTTCGCGGTAACCGCGCCGGGCTTGAACGTGGCGTTAAGGGCGATTACTCCACCCAGGGGCGGCGAGGGGGTATAAGTTAATTCCTGCGCGGCGATACTCACGGCCGGGTCACCCAGGACCGGGGCGACGTTGTTGCCGTAGGCCACGGTACAAATCTTTTCCGTGCCCGTGGCAATCGTGGCCAGGGCAGTATGAGCCGTGGCCGCAAACCAGCCATCAACAACTAAACTGCCATCGGCCTGCCCGGCAAGGTATACGTGATCCTGTTCGTAGGCGCTGCACTCCTGTTCGGTGTGCGGTTTGGTCATCGCGGCATTGGTCAGGTAACTGGTCAGCGCGTAACCCCCAACCCAAACCCGCGTGAATTTACCCAATCTTGGCATAGGTTATCTCCTGCCGTACCTGTTTCGCCTGCCCATCGTCACCGCCAATCATTTCGGCCAGGTCAAGCGCGGCTATGGCTTCGGGCAACCGTCCCAGCATCCCAAGCGCCCTGGCCTTGATCAGCAGCGGGGCGCTGGCAACGTGGGCCGGGTTGTAGGGGAACATTGTTTTTGGCTTGCCCAGGCTCAGGGCTTTTTCGGCATACATCAAAGCCATTTCCAGAAAAACCACCGGGTTTTTAACACCCTGCGCTTTCTGTAGCATAGCGTCGGCTAACAGCGTCCAGCCCGGGCTATAATTGCGGGCCAGTAGGGCGGCGGTTGCATCCTCGGCCGCCTGATGTGGCTTGTTAAGGTGCAGGTTAGCCACCCCCCGCCAAAAATAGACCTGGTGTAATTCGTCGTCGCTGTTCGGCTTGCCCAGGGCCAGGTATCGCCCTCCAGTACTGACAACCTTTTCCAGATAGCCGGCTACGAGATAATCCTGGCACAACAGGGCCAGGGTCCGCGCATTTGGGCCGTATGCCCCAAGCCATCGCTCGGCAATGTCTATGTTCTGATGCTGCCGGCCAGATACAACCGACTCGGGCCGCTCCTGGGTAACGGTTAGCTGGTCCGTTTGTGTTACTCGCGCCCGCTTATCGTCCAGGCTCCAGTACTCGTGGATAGGCGATACCCACTTGCCGCTATCCCGGCGGTAAATACGCGGTTGCAACAGATAGGTATTTTTGCGCCAGTAGGGCAAGTACACCAGTGATGCTCCTATCTGCTCTGCCCGGTCGACCGCGCCGCGCAGGTGTTCAACCCCGGCCCAAATATCATCCGAGTCAACTACTACGGCCCAATCCGTGGCCAAGTGGTCATTGGCCTGCTGTCGGGCCGATGCAAAATCTAACAGGGCGCCGTTATCGTCCAACTCACCATCATACGGATACACCGCGCCGTACCCTTTAGCTATCTCCGCCGTGGCGTCCGTGCTGTTGCCACCCAGGACAATAGCAACCTCGTCTATCTTTCCAGCGAATGGATCAAGCGCCCGCCGCATTGTTTCGGCGGCGTTTCGGGCTATCATTGCCAGGCCGATGGTGGTCACGTGAACCTCTTAACTGTCACGGCGATTTCTCCGTAATGACATAATACATTCCCAAATTGACGTGGTTCGAATATTTCAAGCGAGGCCGGCCCCCATAAATAAGCCGATGTATCCACGGTCGTTGTTGCCACGTCCAGCGCATCAACCATAGCCAGTACCTTGCCGAGCGCCGTTTTTTCACTGGCGGCGCTGTCATCCAACCCGTGATAATAGCGGACTCGATAGCCGAATGACTGGACATTGCCGGTATTACGTTCGCCGTAACTGGCGCCGTCTCCATCGTCGGTACTCTGCGGCATACGCTCACAGGTGATGGTACTGCCACGGATAACCGCTTTGTTGCTAACGGTCGTTTTGAAGAAATTAAGGAAGGTCGTGTAATCCACGGCCCAGCGCAAATAGTCGTGACACGTGCCGGCGTCGGTTACGGTTTCAATGGCGGTTTTGATTGCCGCCCGGATCGTGGTTTCAGCGGTTGCCGTGGTCATTTGGTAATCTCTTTCTCTATCCGCTGCGCCGCCCTGGTCCCAACGTTGCGCCAGATTCTATCCAGGGTAGGCCGGGCCGCCACCAATCCCTCTTTGAACATAAAAGCGCCTTTCGTCCCAACCCTGGCTATCTTGCGGGCTATCAAAAACGCCACGCTCCGGCTGTCCTCAGTTATGCCCAACTTACGAATGACCCAGTACTCCAGCGCGTCAACCGGCGGGAAGCTGCCCGGCTTGCGTCCGTATTCCAGGGGCGCGCCATAGGTGGCGGTCATTGCTAATTCGCCATTGATTGCAACCGGTGTGCCGTAAATCCTTTCGATCAGGCTGCCCTTGGCGTGACCGTTGAATACCGACGTTCGCCCCGCTACCTGCTCGTGTAGTACGCTCGTACTCTGGTGCATCCCGGTCCGCATCTCATCTAAAACTATCTTTGCCGCGCCGGGGAAGTTTTTAATCAGCCGGGTTAGTTCGGCGGTATCAATCTTGTAATTCATCCCCACCGCCCCCTGGTATTATATTCGTCGTGAAACAACCACCCGCGCCCGCCCGGGTATCCCGGCTGCGTGTCCCAGTTTATGAACTGCGCCGCCGGTTTATTCGGGCCGGAAAACTTACCAAGTCCAAGATGCTGCTCATACAGGCCAATATATTCCGTTGCCCGCCGCCGAAATTCATCGGCCTTCGTGGTGTGGCTGGTGCTGTCGGCGTTGATGGTCGAGTCGCCAATCTGGCTAAATTTCGTGGCGATAGCCTGGCAGGCCAGCCCGGCCGCCAGGTAACACACGGCGTAAAAATCCTGGGGGGGAACGTCACAGGCCGAGGGCGACCCGGTAAACGTGTACGGCAGGCTGTACTTGATCCTCATATACTCGGTCGCGGCCGGCGAGTGATTCGGTAAATAGAGGTAGCGGGTACTCACCCCCGCCGCCGTCACCCAGTAATTTTCCTCCCAGTCTTTCGGCTCCAGATATTGCGGCTGCTCGTCGCTGGCAATCGTCGCGGCCGGGTATTCGATGCTCAATATCTGGCTAAATCCTTCCACCCAGGAGGTCAGGGCCGTGGCGATGGCGTAGTAGTTGCCGCCGTCACCGGCAACGTCAATAGTCAGGTCGCCCGGGCTGTCATTGCTGTATCGCTCCAGGGCGGCCGTGGCGTGATAGGTGAGGTTATCCTGGCTCAGCGTTTCACGGTCTGGAATCCCGGCAACCCAATCATTGCCGTCGTAATGGTAAATTTTCGCCTCGTCCGTGACCCATACCAGCCAATCGGCGGCCGGTGTTTCATAAGTCCAGGTCGACCCGGTATAGGTGGCTATCTGTTCTTCTTTGCCAGCCCAGGCACCGGTTGCCACGGCCGCGATAATGTACCTGGCTCCGGTCGCTGGCGTACCCGGTGGGGCGGTTAAATCCCTGTCGACCGCGTCCGATTGCCAGGCCCGGCCGGGGAACAAATCACGCTCTATTTGTTTGAGGAAGGCGCTTAAAGTAATAGTCATAAGCGTAAAAAGAATGACAATTAATCGAACGGTTTAGACCGGCAACACAGACAGCCACGCCGCCGCCGTTGCCTGATAACCAGCCGCGTTAGGATGACAACCATCGTCGGTTAGCGTTGCGCCGTTGTCGCCATTCTCCAGGAAAATTCGTTCATCCGGTCCAAGAAATGCGAAATCTCCACGGGTAGATAAAATATTAGGTATCCAGGTATCATCCATTGCGTTCATCAGGATTTGGCTTTCGGGCGTCGTAACCCACCAGGGACGCATTAAGTAAATTTTGGCATTAGGCCATTTGGCGTGTAGGGCGTCCAGAACATAACCGTAATTTGCCTCAAATGCCGCCTGGGTCGTGCCCTCCGAATCAATATCATTTACGCCCCAGTTTGCCAGTATGTATGTCGGTATATCTGTATATGTATCCAGCGCCCCGGCAATGATGCTATTTTTGAAATTAAGAACTGTACCGCCGTATAGTGCCCCGCGTGGCACTAACTCGTACCAACTTTGCCCGGTTTCGGTAAATAGCAAATTTAGCAAAACCGGTGGGTAGCCGATATAACCGGCGTTAACCGCTACCGTTTTGCTGTCGCCAATTGCAAAAATTAGCGGCCCGGTCGGCAATCTCAGCGTTACTCCGCTATCAAAAAAATGCATCCAGAGCAACGTGCTCCCCCCCTGTGCCAAGCGCCCAACAGGCGAAATTTTCAAGGGTGCTGTCCGTATCGAAAAAGATCAAGCCCATCGGTAACTGGGTCGAACTTGGCACGGTTTGTGTTGCCCCGATTTTTACATAATTGTAAAAGGCGCTTCCGCTTGTGCTATTTATGATTGCCCGGATGATCGCCCCGGCAGCGTAGGCTGCTGCTGCATTTACCAATGCCGTCTCTACCCCCGCCGCTCGCCTTACCAGTTGCAGATTCGTGCCGTTATGGATGACATACAAGTAATTATCTGCGTCCTGATAGCGGAGGACTATACCCGCTGAGGTAGTACCTCGCGTCAAAAAGACATCTAGTAATACATCGGCGGTGGTACTCTGGATTGTCGCTATAGCCCGGTCGTTGCCTACCCCGCCAAGGGCCGTGGCGATGGCTTTATTTGTGCCGATCTGGACTGTTCCGAGTTGGTTTGTCCAGGCCAGCCCGCCTCCACCATTAGCCTCGGCGTGCCCAGCTCCGTCCGTATTTCCGATTGCTCCATTGGCCCGATTAAACGAGTCTGAGGCTACCGGAGTTTGTAGCCAGGTTTGCAGGGGGATATTTATTGAATCGATCAGGGCGTCGGTGTTATAATTCGACAAGGCCGGGTACAGGGTTGCCGTGTCGTCCAGGCGGGAAATCCATTTCAGAAGCGGATACCCCCCGCTTACCTCCTGGTAGAAAAATGCTCCAAGCGTCCTGAGAACTACCCAAATTCGGTACGGGGTATTAATTGCCCACGCTCCGATAGTAGACCCCTGAACGTTTTTATCTTGAGGATAAACGTCTCCCTGGTAGAATGTCATATAACTTCCGTTCAAGTCGGCCCCAGATGCCGCATTGTTGGCCTGGAATCCAATTTGAAAGGCTTTTCCTGTCACTAATCCGGTAGCCAACCGGCTAATCCCCACCCCCATTATCCGCCCTGCAACTCTCGGGACGGCATCAAGCCATAGACCAGGGTCGCCTCGTTGTGGCGTTGCCTTACCGTAATTATATGCAACGAGTCCCCCGGACAGGGATAATTTATTCTCAGTGTCAACAACCTTACGCGTTCCCGGTCCTGGTTCTGATGCCGTGCTATTCACCGCTCCCGCCGAAAGGGCCGTGGTAAATAGATCACGGAGTAGGTAGGTTATTCCGCCCCCAATCGCCGGCCCCATCCACCAAGCTATGTTTTTTAACGTCAGCTTCATCAGTCCAGCCTCAGCCAGCAGACCTTTTCGCCGTTTACGGACGAATCGACCCAAATATCATTGACGTTGTTTAGTTCCATTACAATGGCTTCGCCCGGTTCCAGGGGGAATCCGTTCGTACTGGCCACGTCGCCCGCGTCGTCATCGCCAATGTAAATTATGCCGGTGTTCGCCGGCGCAGCCTTGAAGGCGACCAGGTGGGCCTTTTGGGTTGTACCACGTACAGCCGTGCCGGCGGTTGTTACCGTTACCTGTCCACTCCTGGCGGTCATTACTTATTCCTCCGCCGTGGCTTTTCCTCTACCGGCCCCGGTAACGTCTCGGGTTTCGGCGGCGCCGGCTGGAGCGGGTTTAATTCCTCAAACGGGATAACGTGTTTTTGCCCGGCGACAAGCACTATTACAATACGATCCAGGTAGAGCTTTTGCGCCAGTATGTCATCCTGCGTGATCTTTAGTTTTTGACAGGCCAAAGCCAAATAATCAAAATTCATAGTCGTTTCCTTTTTCGGCCGGGGCGGCTGGAGGTTACCGCCCCGGCCAGGCTAAAGGGAGACTAAGCCGACAGGGCGCCGGTCAAAGCCCAAATTTGGATCATCACCTTGGCGTTGGTATCCGTGTTGTTGTTCACGTCGAACGTCAGTTTTGAGCCGGCTGCTACGACGACCGGCGCATTGGCCCCGCCCATATGGGTACTTTTCCAGGTTCCGGGCACACTGGCGTCAGCGGCATCAATCGCCGTGATGACACCCGAGGCGTCATCGTTGATGTCAACGGTTTGGGTGGCCTGGTCTGCATTGGACGAGACACATACAAAGACGATGGTCAGATCATAGGGTACGGTAATCGTATGGCAAGCGTCGCCAATGGCTCCACCTACCTCGCCCTGGGTGATGCTGATTACGGTTACTTTTTCATTCATCAGGTGCCCCCTTTAGGCCCAGTATTCGCCTACAAGCCCCCAAATTTCAACGTGCAGCCGGGTGTTAGCCGCCGCGCTGTTGGCATCCAGGCTAACCACGGAGCCGGCGGCGATGGTAACCGGGGCGTTAGCGCCGCCCATATGAGTCGACTTCCAGGTGCCCGGCGTGGCCTTGGTAGCCGCCGCTACCGCCGTAATGACCCCGGTCCCGTCGTCGTTAATGTCTATGGTGGTATCGGCGTCATCGGCGCTGGGCGAGGCTTCGACGTAAATCACGGTCAGGTCACACGGTACGGTGAAATAGCGATAGAGTGCCCCGAGGGTCACGCCCACTTCACCATCGTCAAAATCCAGAACTACAATCTTTTCGTTCATAGGTTAAAACCTCGTTAAAACTAAGAAATGTTAAAATTACTGATCGCCCACGGCGCACCAGTGCGCGGCTATGCCGGTGGTGCCGGCATTGTAATCTCCTCCCCAACTCGACAAGGTGAAAGATGCGGTCGTTGGATCGGTCGCGGTCAGGTAGGCCGCCGTTGCCGCAGGTTGGGTAATTTGGGTGGCAATCACGTAGGTAGTGGTGGTTAGCCCGGTTGGAGCGACCTGGGTCGTCGCCGTAAATACGGCCGTGGTGCCGCAAACTATTTGTTGGCTGACAGATGCATACCCCAGCGGGTAAAGGTTATCCGCGCCGTATTGGAGCGTCCCGGCCAGATCGGTATTACCGGCGCTCACGGTCAGGCCGGCCGCCAGGGTCAGCCCACCGTCTGTCCCAAAATCCGTACCGGCCGCTCCGACGTTGACCGCTGGCTGATTACTCATATCCAAATCATCGGCCAGGGTTAACCCGCCAGTCGCGCTAAAATCCGTACCAGCCGCTCCCACATTAGAGATGGTCCCGTTTAACATATCCAGGCCACCGCCATTGGGGAAACGGGCGACCGGAGTCGCGGCGTCTCTCACTTCCAGAATTGCGGAAACCCCGAGGCTGTCGATCACCGCCGCCGGGGTTGCCGTGGCGATTGCCGTAGGGGCAGATACCACGGCCCAGTTATTGATCGTCTGCCCGCTGGAATGAGTGCCAGCCCCGGTAGATGACCAGGCCCCACTATTGCCAACCACGAACACCGGAGTCGCGTCATTTCTCAGGCTTAGAATCTCATTTCCGGCGCCCAGGTTATCGACGAATAAGGCCGGCGTGGCGGTTGCTACCGCCGTTGGGGCGGTAATTCCCACGGCTCCAGCGACCGGGCCGCCGCCAGAACCAAAGCCGGTGTATGTGGCGTTGCCGTCGACATCGACGTAAAAAACCGGCGTTGCCGAACCGTTGCGGATTTCCAGGCTATTGGCGCTGCTGCTGTTTTGGATCAGTAATTGAGGGGTGGCCGTGCCGAAGGTGGATTGTGTCAGGCGAATACCGTTAAAGTCGGTAAGCCCTTCGAGTTGAGCCACGGCAGTCGGGGCCAGGGGCGAAAGCAACAGGGCCACGAATCCCAGGACCATAACCAGCCAGGGTAAAGAGTTTTTAAATCCTTTCATAGTTTTTACCTCACTTCATACTGTGGTATAATATCAGTGGGCTTGGGCGGTCTAGCTAACCACCGACAAGCCGGGAACCCTGTACCCGGCGCCCCACATATTTACAGGGCTAACTCTAACAGGGAGAGTGAAATGATTAAGAATTGCCTCGTTTGTGGTACTCCATTTGAGTCCTTCCCCGCCTCCGGGCGAAAGTATTGTTCCCGCACCTGTATGGGCATCGCCAAATCCAAGCGCATTGAGCGAATTTGCCTGACCTGTGGTAAGGCGTTTTTTGCCCCACATCAAAAGGTAGAAGCTGGATTTGGGCTTTACTGTTCCCGCGCTTGCGCTGATTACGGTTGGGATGAGCCTTGCCAGAACTGCGGCAAATTGGTGCATCGCACACCGTTCCACTCCAGAACACAGGACCACGTTTTTTGTAGCCGCAAGTGTTATGGACAATGGAAACGCCGCCGGATTCAGGTGGCTTGCCAGAACTGCGGCAGAGTGTTTGAGGGTAAGCAATCCGACGCCGCAGATACTAGGTATTGCTGCCTGGCCTGCTATAACCAGGCCAGGGCACAGAAATTTACCATGTTGATTTGCCAGCATTGTGGTAAACCGTTTCAGCGTCCGGCGGCCTTTGTCAACCCGAATATGTACCTGGGTAAATATTGCTCCGCCGAATGTATGGGCCTTTCCCGCCGCTTGCCCGATAGCATCAGATCCGACTACGATCATCAGTTTACCGAAAGCCTTAAAGAGCAAATAAGAAATCGAGATGGCAGAAAGTGCCAGGTTTGTGGCAGAGCCGAATCTCAGCTTTCCAGAAGCCTTGATGTTCACCATATTGACTACGATAAAACTAACTGCCATCCCGATAACCTGATTTCGCTTTGTGGCCCTTGCCACTCTCGAACTAACTATAATCGCCCCCGATGGAAACAACGCTTTATGCGCTGATGTTAAGCGCAGTTGGATTTGTGAAGTGGCCTAAAGTCACTGACAGGGAGGCAATCGTAGGTGGCGCTAAACCGGAAGCTCATCAGCCGCACCTTATAGCGCAGCGTGTCGTTGGTGAACATCGCCCCGGCCGTTTCCTGGTCACTGGTAAAGAGTTGCGGTACTTGCTGGCCCCGAAGGGAGATGTCCCAAATTGCCGGCGCAACCTGTGGATCAGCCGCGAGCGCCCAGTTGTTGGTGTCGGTCCATTCGGGAACGGCGATGACATCAAACTCGTTTTGGTAGGGGTTAATGTCGTTATTGGCGCTGCCGGGCAATTTCTCGCTGTTACGCAGGGCTACGGCCGTATTTTCCAGGTCAACCGGAACGAGCATGTACTTGGGCCGAAGCATCAGGCGAGTACCCGCGCCAAGGTATTGATCGGTTTGTTTTCGCATTGCCTCGCGGGCGGCTCCGTAGGCGGCGTAGCTCAGGGCGGCAGTTAACAGGTTAGCGTGACCGCCCGCGCCTGTGGCGGCCGTGGCATTGAACAACGCGCCGGTATCGGCTAAAACCGGACCGGCGGCGGTGTTGGTGGTAAACACGGCCGCAGCGCGGGCGCTCTTGGTGTTAAACCAGGAATTGGCCAGGCGGTTGGGGATGGTCCGAATCACGTTCACCTTGTCACGCAACAGGGTTTCCATTGTTACCCCAACGTAGTTACCGTTTTTGATGAAATTGGCGGTTTCTTCCTCGTCAACCCAATTCAGTTCCGTGTAGGCCGCGCCTTCGTTAACGGTTGACAGGGTGGTAAATCCGTAGGTCCGCACCAGGGTAAAATCGTCAATCGTGTCAGCCTGTTCCTGCCGGCAGATCGGCGCCCACCACTCGTTTCGCTTGCTGTAGTCGTTGGCCAGGATGATGTTGACGGTGTTTTTGACGATGCTGGTCATCCCGCTGGTACTCACGGCTTCGGCCGCGCGGGGGTCCGAGAAGTAATCGCCGCCCAGGATGTCATAGGCCCATTCGGACAGCCGGCGGTAGCCGTCGTATTGGCGGCCGGCCTTAACCCAATCCCGGTAAGCCTCGGGGACGCGCTCCTGGACATAGTCTTTGGTATTGGCTTCCAGGGCTTTAAACTCGCTGTTGCCCATTGCCATACGCAAGAAAGCCAGCTCGAACTTGTCGCGTTCGTTCAGGCCCACGGTGATAGCCTGCCGGCCGTTCCCGGCATCTGCCACCCGGCCGCTGGTATCCTCGGCCGCCTGCGCTTCCTTGACGCGCTTGATCGCGGCGTCGAGTTCGGCGTCCTCAAAGACCTTGCCAGCAAACTGGCCCATAACGATAGCCCGGAAAGCCTCGGGCAGTTTGGCCGCGTTCAGCTTCCGCTCAAGGGCCAATTCGCACCGGGCCAGGCGGGCTTCCTGGGCTGCGGCTTGCGCGGCCTGTTCCGCCGGGTCGGGTTCGTCGGCCTCGGCTTCCATCCCGGGCATCATTTGGCCTTTACCTTTCTTGCCCTTCATTTTGTCCTTCAAAGCCGCCTCTGTTTCGGGCTCGGCTTCGGGTTCGGTCGCAACCGCTTCGGGCTGGGCGGCCGGGGCCATCTCCGCCAGTGCAGCCTTTACAGCGTTCGCCACCAATGCTTTGATTTCTTCTTCGTTCATAGTGGGTTGCTCCTGTAAAATATTGGCGGCTATCAGGCGGTTAAAACCACCCCCGGCCGCTGGCTCAGCTACTAAATCAACAGAAAGAATTTTGTTAAACCCTTCGATGGTGGGCCAGGCTTGCCCCTCTAAAATCTGTTCCTTGCCCACAATCGGAAAGGTGTCTATACTCAGGCCGATGGTGTTTAATACCCCGGCCTCGTAAGCTGCTTTAAGTTTTGCGGCTAATGCCGCTTCAACGACTTTCAACACGCCGCGCAGTTGTTTGGTTGTTTCTTCCCAGTACGGGGCGACAATCGTCCCGATCCACTCTTTGGCGACTGACCGCATCCCCTGTTTTTGCTCAAATTCCTCTTGGGTCAGGTGGTTGTCATAGACCTTCACCCCCTCCCACATCGGCAGGGATTTTTGCAGGGCTTCGACGGCGTATAACCGGCCGTTCTTGGAGCGCACATATTCACGCCCGCTGGCCGTTACCAGGTCCGTGGCTTCCTGAGCGCCGATAATGGTTACGTCCCACTCGCGGCCCTCGCTATCCTTTTTTGTGACTTTGGCTTCGACCCAGATAGATTCATTTGCCATAACGTTTACCTCAAGCGCGGCTAAGTGCGCTTTTGCTTTTTTGTCCGTTTCGTGACACCCGCCGGGTATCGGCTTGTCGTCGCCTTTTTTATGTATTCAACGACCGCGCAATTCATACGGCATAAAAACCTCGGAAAATAAAAAGAGCGCCGGAAATTAACCCGGCGCTCTGTGGCGCTCTTGAAAAGTGTTTGATTCTTGGGGCCGGTATCTTGGACCGGCGCCCCTGACCCGCCGCTTGTCTTGCGACTTCCCGCCCCTGCTACCTCCGGGGAAACCCCGGTGCATCAAGCGGTACTTGTAGCGCGGACGGGCCAGGTACTATTTATACCCCAAATTATAGCCGAGATTGCGGCTTATGTCAATGCTCTGATTTCCCCTTCCAGCAATCCCCCATTGCCCGGTATTCGTCGTAGGGATCAGGCTTACGGGCCGGGTCGTTAAGAAACCACTGGCTTTTATCGCACCAATCGGGCAATGGTGGATCAAAGCCCATCCTGGCTTCACTGGGCGAAAAATCAAATGGAAGAATCGTGCCGCCTGGCATAATCTCTAATTCCTGCCCGGTGCTAGCGTCGTACAACACTACCCTCATTGCCTATTCCCCCCTTGTATCTCGTTGTTGCCCCGGTAGCGATATAGCCAACAAATTCATTACCCACGTATACCCTGCCATCCTCCACATAAATACAAGCGGGTTCTTGTTCGCTGGTTATTATCCAATGCAACGGTATGGTAGGGTCTATCGGCCCGGCATAAACCACCGGCCCGCCGGTAAGGTCGGCCTCGCCGACCTTACAAACCTCAAAGGTTATTTTTGTATCTTTGCCGATTATAGTGGCCATCGCCTATTCTCCCTTGCGTAAAAGCCCCGTCAGGTCTTTTAGTAGTGTCCCCCACCCATTGAATTGGGGATACCACAAACGATACAACCAGGGCGGGCAACCTGCGGCGTCAAGCATTGCAGCGCTACGGTGTTGCCACCCGACTATAAAAAGATTTACGCGAGTCTCTTTAGCCATCATTTTCCCTTCACCCCCATTATACCACGGCTTGACCGGCAGACAAAACGAACGTATAATATATACACAATATTGTGTATGGAGTAATCAATGAGGTACAATATCTCTCTACCGAATCACCTATGGGAAGCGGCCAAAATCAAAGCCGGGATAACCCCTATGAGCGCGATTATCCGCCGATTGCTGGAAAAGTGGCTCAGCGGGGAGATAAGCGCAGACTGAGGTAAGAAAATGAAAATAGCAGAGTTATATAAAGTTTCAACCGGCTACCATCCTTTTTGCCCACAATGCGGCGAGAATATAAAAGTTAAGCACAACGATATAACACAATGCAGTTGTGGACTATACCTTATCAACCAGGGAAACGCGCTTTATTACACCGATGACGAAAAGGAATTACCGCCAAATGGTGCCCGCGACCTCGTGCCGGCGTTCACCGGCGACGGGAAAAGCTGTGAATACAGCGAATACCAAAAGACGGTACTCAATCCCCTTTTTGATAGTTCCTTTGAGTAACATCCTACTTCCCCTCCACCAGCCTCAATAACCTTGCCCCAAATTCCCGCGCGTCAATCTCCACCACCCGCGCTTTTGGCCCGTCCTGCGCCTGGCTATTGCTCCTGTGGCTGTGGCTCAGGAATGACAACACGCCCGTGCTGTCGTTAAACCGGGCGATCTTCACCCCGCCAAGGCAAACATAGCCGTTGTCGAGGGTGAGCGGGTGAACTGGGGTATAGGGCTGGCGGAATCGACGAGGATTAGTCATTGTGTTTCCAATCGTCCTGTGTTATAATAGCCATATGACAGCAACTATCTTCATCCTTGGCAAAAAGGCCACAATTACCGATTACGAATGGCGCGCCGACAATCCGGCGGTTGCCAATTTGTTAAACTCGCTACTTGACCCGGCCGGCCCCTCTGGTGCCGATCCTAACCCGGATTTAACCACGGCCCAGGAAATCGCCATTAGATTCAACGGCGAGGTACTGGACTTCGAGCCGGTGAAATCGGAAACGGGCATCGTTTATTAAAATCCCCTCAAAAGCCCAAAAATAAAGTCAAAGTAGTCTGGATCGGCTTTGGCAAATGCCGCCGGGTCTGCCCACATATTTTCCATCCCCATTGATATAATTTCAGTGGCGTACCGTTGCCCCGTAGCCTTATTTAGATATTCCTTGCCCATATACGAACTGGTAAACTTGTCCCGGCGCGCAACCTCGTGTTTTTCGTAGCTACCCCCTAACCATTCCAGGGTTTCGCCCTTTGTTCGCCGGTCGTAAAACTCCAGGGCTTTTTGATGGACTCTTGGGTCCATATCTTCTAACCAATGTCCCAATTCGTGAATAGCCGTTCTTTGCCCGTCCCCCTTGCCAAGTACGACGCTGCCATTAAGGTCATAAAACGCACGGCCCTTACCCCTCGGCTTAATACCAACCGTCCTGCCATCAATGGTCCCTGTGCCAACCATCTTGGAAAATTCCTCGGCTCCGTCCTTGTACGCGGCCCGCCTGGTCTTATCAAATGTCCCCTCGAATTTTGTTTTTATCTGAGCGGGTTTTTTGACATAGAGAACTTCACGCTGACGAGACAGCAAACCCTGTTTTATTTCTGTAAGTTGGTTTACTAATGATGAGTGATGTATAACCTTCGCGTCAATGTCGCGGCTCATTTGCCTATATAATTCCCGGTCTGCGTCTGTCCAATTGGGATAATTATCGTAGAAGTTTCGCTTCTTTTCCCACATAGAATTTAATTCATCATCGGCCGTACTTATTTGCGCCCTCAGGCCCTTAATTTCTTTGTCAAGTTTGTCCGGTATCGTTTCAAGTATTTGACTTCTGGCCCGTTGTCCCACATTAGCCAGTGCTTTCATTTGCTGGATCTTTAGTTGCTGCGCGCGCCTTTCTTCCTTTTCGCCCTGTGCCCTATCCCGCCGCATCTTTTCGTTGACGACTTTTTTATCTAGCGGCGTCTCGACTGCGCCTATGGCCGGGTGTATTGTCACCATCGAACAACGACAATTCTTGACAATAAACGTATTGCTGATGTATAATTGTTCTATAGTTTGGAGGTCAAAAACGTGTCCAGAAAAATCGAAATTCCTAACCTTGATGATTTGATTATTCGATATAAATCCGGCGAATCTATTAAAGAATTGTCGCGCCAAATTGGTATAGGTGGTGGGCCTCTCTGCCGACGATTTGCTCAGGCTGGTGTGAAAATTAGACACCCCAAGCGCGTCGACGTACCCAACCTCGGCGTCATTGTAGCCAGGTATGCCGCCGGTGAACCGGAACAAAGACTCGCCAAAGAATACGGTATAACCCGTACTATTCTGCGTCGTCGGTTGATTGAGGCCGGGGTGCCCATTCGTGGCATTAGTGAAGCCAACACGATTCGGATGCAAAATATGTCTCCCGGGAATCGCCTGGTTTTGACCGAAGCCGCCCACTCTGCCGTAAGGGGTAAAAAGCGCACCGAGGCCGAACTTATCAAGCGGGCCATAACCCGTCAGGAAACCTTGCAGTATGTTACCCCGGCTGAATTGATTTTGATCGAAATGCTCGGGGAGCGCGGTATCATTCTTACTCCGCAAAAAGCCTACGGCCGGTACAATATCGATATTGCCCTTGATGAATTTCCCGTCGCCGTGGAAGTAATGGGGCATAACGGCGCTTACCGCTTGAAAACCCTCTCTGGCTACAACCGAAAGAGAACCCCATATCTCCTCGATTCTGGTTGGCACGTGGTCATTGTCCGGGTCGACGGTACGCGCTATTTCATTACCCCGGCTGCTGCCGATTACATAGTCGCCTTCACGCAAGAACTTGGCCGCAACAAACCCCCTACTAGTCAATATCGGGTGATTGGGGGTAACGGTGAGTTGTTTACCGCTGTCTATGGTTAGCTCGATGGCTGGTCCATCATAAAAGGACCGAGCCGCCGCAACCAAGCCAGGGGCGATAACACTATTGCCTGGCAAAATACAGTTGACGGTTTCTTGCGCTCCCCCGGCCGGATCGCCCGGCTGCATCAAAAACGAGCCGCCCACCTGAAACGGCTGGCTCACCGGAATAGGTGCAAAGAAATACCGGCTATGGGCTATCAGGTGACTTCGACGCGTTCTCCTGTCTGCCGCCGCTAACCATCGCTTTTGTAGTTCTGGTATCGCTTTTGCTGTCTCCGCCTGTTGGCTTGCCGCCGCCAGGTTGTAAACGCGGGTCATCTCTGTCCGGGCGATAGCCTCGGACCTGGCGGCAACGCCCGTGACAATCTCCGGCCTGCGCCTGATTCCCCACGCGCCCGCCCGGGCCTCCGTGCCGAGTATGTCCGTTATGGCTTTCATCGTGTCCAATGGGCTGCGCTGTCCCAGCGTGGCCAGCCTCAGTTGTACGTCAATCTGGCCCCGCATCGTGTCGCTGACATTACGGATAAGCGCGGCGCTGTAATCAAACGAGGCGTTCAGTTGCGCCGGGTTGATGACGTTAAACGCCCCTCCAAGGTCTGCCTGTATGATCGGGTCCACCACGGAGTCGCCGCCAAGTCGCGCCGCCTGGTTAAATGATTGCCGCAGATTGGCGTCAAGCCGGGCCTGGTACTCGTCAATCATCCGGTTTATGCTCGTCTGCATCTCGCCCATTCGCCAGGCGGCAAATTCGGACGTGGCAACCTGTCCGGCGATTTGATTCCGCAAATCCTGGAGGGCCGAGATAAGCGCCTTCACGGTGTCATCTTCCAGGGAGACATACCGGCGAATGACCGAATCAAGCGCGGTTTTATACTTCTGCTTTGGGGTCATAGTCTTTGTCAGTTATTACGGTAATATTACTTAAATGCGCACTAAGCTGGGTCGTAACCAGCCAATGGGCCGATAAAAAACTAACCCGCTGCTACATACCTCTGTGACAATACCCAAATGATCATCGTAACGCTCGTGGACTCGGATCATATCACCTGGCTTAATTGGGTCGCTGTGTTCCATTTCTCCCTTGCCTTTCTGGCTGTAATTCGTCCTCCGCCGGCTCATCCTCTGCCGGCATATCTTCCTCATCCCCCGCCATAAGATTCATTGGCGACGGCTCCGGTTCCTCGGGTTTTTCTTCCTCTGCCTTTTCTAACTCCTCTCTTACGTCGATTTCAACGCCAAACTCCGCCGCCACTTTGGCCCAAATCTGAGCCGCTTTCTCGTGGCTGACCCAGCCGGTTTGTTCTGCAACCGTCAACGCGCTGGTGAGTTGGGTCAGGGCCGTGGCGTTTTTGCTGGTGTCCTTGCTGGTCATCTCGGGAGCGACAACCTCAATTTCCCCGGCCTCATCGTCACCACTCCACGCGCCGGCAATTACAGCCTGGTCACGCTGGAAATTGAGCATCATTGTTAGCATCTCAGTGACGTATGATTGCCGGTCCTCCAGCGACTTCCAAGACGGGTCGCCCTGCTCTGCCGCTGTCGCCCGGTTGGCTGCGTCACCATTGGCATACCAATGCTCGGGGATGCCCAGGCCGCCGAGGATGAAAGTTAACTGGGTGCGAACCACGGCAATGGATTCGGTTTGTCGCAAATCAGGCTTTTTCAGTTCCCAAATCTCTTTTTCATTGTGGGCGTTGACCGCGCCCTTTTTCGGCGGCATTGCCCGGATTTCATTGGTCCGTTTAATCACTTCCTGTGGACTAATTCCTTCGAGCGTTACGTCCCAGGAGAAATACCCGGCAAACTGCTCCTTTTCGCCAATCTCGAAAAGGGTCATATCTAACTGATCAAGCCAGTCCAACACCTGCAGCAGGTCCGAAAAGCCGCGCGATTGATTGCTAACATTGTTTACCTGAAACAGAAAGCACGAGCCGGTATACTGTTGCAATCCCAACCCGGCAAGCCACACTTGCTCCCACGGCTCAAGCGTTGCCTGTTCTGCCAGGACAAGCCGGCCGACATTCTCCGCGTCAACCACGCGCCCATCCTGTACGACCGGTTCTTGTTCCCGAATGACCCGGTAAACCATTTCCCGCGTAGCCCCCTGCCCCTTTTTCAGCACAACGGCCCATTTCTCCATTGCATTGTCAGGGTGACATTTGATCTCCAGTATCTGGCCTGGGTCGATGTAGCCAAGACGGGTCAAGCCATCGGCCCGGCGCACAAACGCCGGGTAAACCTGCTCACCCCACAAGCCAAGCTGCAGGACGAATTGCTTAATACGATGCTTTAGCCGGTTGACCTCCCAAAAGGAGTCCAATATTTCCCGCAGGCCGTCATCCTCTACCTCGTAGGTAATACCACGGCCCACCACGTAAGCAACCATCAGGGCCAGGACGCGCTTGGCCACCGGGTTGGATTGGTACACGCTCCAAACGGCTTCGATGATTTTATCATAGCTCAGCTTGGAGAAATCCCGCAGCATACGACCGGCGACCCTGTAACCCTGGCCACCCGGTTTGAATTGGCTTGTGCCCGGGTCGTCGTTGCCGTCCTGATAGCCGGCATAATAGGCTGATTGCCTGGCCTCGGTTAGTCGGGCGTTAAAGTCGTCTTTTGTGACCAGGCCAAGAGCCTCGTAAATTCTATCTGTGATTCCCATCGAATACGCTCCTTCGCTGGCTCCGGTAGGTGTCCAGCGGAATGTCGGTGATTGCGCCGGCGGGTGGAGGACCGCCGCCGGGAAGATGAGCCATCATAAGGGCCTCGCCCACGTCGGGGCTGCGCCCAATCCGTTTTTTAATCTCGTCCTTTTCTTCGATCTGGACAACGCCGCCGGCCAGCATCCTATATTTTGCCGCGCACAAATCCGCAACGATTTCGTTACCCGGCGGTAGGGCCAGGTTGTCGCCGTGAACGGGATCAAGCGCCACCCGCATCCGCCAATAATATTCGGCCCGGGTATTTTTCATCCTCAATACGACGTCGCCGGTTTCCGTCTTTATCTCGTAATCGGACCCGGCCGCCGCGTTGACCGGGTGAACCTTGCCGGGCCACATTACCTTCATACTGTCGTAGGGTGACGAGCCAATACCGGCCGCGTCTATGTTGATATAGCCTATATGCGGCTCGTCTTTCAGCACGTCGTAAAACACGCCGGCCGCCGCTGGACCGTCCTCAATATTCACGCCTGGCACTTTTTTCACCTCGTCAAACCACCAGCCATAACGTTTAGCCAGGGCAAGGAAATCTTTACCGCCCCTGGCCATATCGCCCCCAACGCCCGACAAGGGGATACCGGGCTTCTCCGCTTCCATCCATCGCCGTTGTGCTGCTCGTACCCATTCGGTTGGGATAACCTGCCAGGGGTCGGTTGATTTACCGGCCGTAAAATCGCCGTCAAGCAATTGGCTTCTAAGTGGCTCAGGAAGCGATTGCAGGACTGACAAATATTGATTGTCACTCGATAGGTAGATGTTGTCTTGGAGTTTTGCGGGGATGAATGTTCGGCTGCGCGGGTAGATTGTCCGGCCGTTGACTTCGACGGGAGCGCCGCTTTTGAGCCATACAACCCTGTCGCCGTCATAATAATACCATCGCAGTTCGCCGGGTTTTGCCGGGTCGGAGTGGTTAGGATCAAGCCAGGGCGCCCATTCTTCGACAATCCAACTGCCGGCCTCGTCCGTGGGAGGGTTGCAGGTACACACGACCCGGCAACGCTGGCCCCTGACCGTGGTCCGATTCCAGCCGATGATAAACAGGTATTGTGTCCTGGTAAATTCCGTGATTTCATCGAAAGCCTTTAAATCACCCGCCCGCCCTTGCCAGTTTTTCTTGTTTTCCTCGTATTGGACCGCGCCAAATTCGATAACCCGATTGCCGACCCGCCAAACCTTTTCAACCTTGTTATAGTTCTTTTCGTCCCCAATGATCTCGACGCTCCGGTCTATTAGCCCGCGTAAGTTTGGGTAGACCCGGCGGAATATCTGTGAGCGTCGATGCTGGGTCAGGGCCAGGCCAAGAATTAAATCAGATTTGCCCCCGCCGGCCTGCCCACCATAAAGCAATTCATCAGCCGGGCTTTCAAGGGCCTGCGTCTGTGGGCCGGGTTGGGGTTGCCAAATCGTCCGGCTCGTCACCTGCGAGGGCTTCAAGAAGTCGAATTGCTTTATCGGCAATGACCCCGTGTAGTACCGCAACTTCCGAGGCGGGTTGTTTGTGTAGCCATTCCTCATCAGCAAACGCCCTGACCTGTATCCTTAACGTGTTAAGCGATTCGGCTAAATAGCCAACGATTAAATTTCCGATTTCCTTTTTTGTGTCCGAATCGGTCGATATTTTCCGGTCAATACTCGCTGACCAGGTGGCTATTGTGCCGCGTGGAATATTATATTGTCGGGCAACCTCCCTGACAGACTGACCAGCCAGGAGCGCCGCCATAACCTCGGCTTTTTGCTCTTCGGAATATTCCCGCTTAGTTGCCACGAATCACACCCCTACACAATCAGCGTCACAACCAACACGGCAAACGCCAGCCATTCCCAACTCACTGCCGCCTGTACCCGGAAACCGGCCAGGGCAAACAGAACAGCCGCTACCACATAAAGCACAAGATCGATGCTCAGGGTCATAATTCCTCCTCTATTCGTACTCCGCTATTAATGCTTTCAACTTTGCCAGGAACGCTGGCAACCTGTCGACTTCCCCCGGCTCTGGCTCTGGCTCCGGGTCAGGCCCCGGTCCCATCCCATATTGGACGAGCTGCCATACCACGTAAAACGAGTGATGCCCCAGTGTATTCCCCTGTCCCTCGTCCTGATGCCTGGTGTGGACATTTAACACCCGCTCGGAACGGTGAACACTGGCAACCTCGGCCCATATATTCTGAGGCCAATAAATGGCGATGTTGCCACCCGGCTCGTTCGCTGGTTTGTCCAGGGTGATGTCGGGGGAATTTTCATTTGGCCCCTGGCCCTCCCACCCCCAGGCAATCAGGCCGCCAGTTACCGCCCCCTCGCGGGTCAGAGTGTTCAGGAAAAGGTTATGCTTGCCGGCATTCTCGTCTGACGCCAGGTGGTGGACACCAATCACGCGCCAGTACAGATCACCAGGCGCCAGGCCGTCGGCCGGTTCAATAGCGATGTTGTAACGAAAGGCATCGGTCAAGTCAGGAGTTACCAGCCATTTGTTGATAATGGACAGATGATTAAACATTGGCCCACCTGCTTTTTGCCCACAATTTCAGTCGGACCCACAAGGGCGGCCGCCGTCCCCATTGAATGTGTGCCGGCGGGGGCAACTTTTGAAGCAATTCGTCCACACTGCCAACCCAGCGCCACTCGGGAATAATAAGCCGCTGGCCTACCTGGATACCACGAACCACCGGCTGGTATTTCCCCTCGTGCAGCATCACCAGCCGGAATGATTTGACCCCGTACAGCGACCAGATAACTACGAGCAAGGCCCATAGGACGAGCAGGACCGTAACGCCGAAAATGGCATAATTAATGATGCTGGACATCAAAAGAACACCTGTTCGATTCGGATAGAAATTAACCTACTTTTTTACCGGGCAGCAACCCCAGCAAGGGCGAATTATCAACGTTGTAGTAGCCAATCGAGAAAAGGACATCATAAATTAGGTCTATTGTTTCCGGGTGGGCTTTGATTTTATCGCCTATCAGGTGGGTGTTTAGCCAGTCGGACATATCCCACGAGCCGGTATAAGCCCGGCTGGCACCCATCCAGTCGGCAACCATTTCACGGACGTAAACCACGGGCATCGGCATCAGGCCAGATATAATCTTGCTCCCTGTCGGGCTGTAGCCATCGGGGAAAATCCAATGCTGCCAATGATGAGGATTATAGTGGATATGATGCAACCAGGCCCGTGCAAACCCGTCGGGGTCGCCCTTGTCGCCGTGAAATTGCCGGGCGTAATGCGGATACTCCGCCTCGGTAAATTTACTGGCATCGTGATTAAATAGCGCCTCTTCGGGTATACCACCGACGATCAGGCCGGCCTCCAGGACGTATAATTTGTGCAAGTGCAATGATTCAAAAAAATCCTTAATCGCTTGATCCACGATTACCCATCACTTTCTTTTATCGCGCTCCCCTGCGTGTAGTACTACGCGGCCTTTTTTGTGGCTTTGGTGAGTTGGTAGAACCCGGCGACGACCAGGAAAATAAAGACGCTCTGCGCCACCGGCTCAGCAACCGCCAGGTATTGGGGGTAAGCCAGGAGCAGGCGGTCAAGACCGTAAGCGCCGGCCGACAGAGCGCCGGCTAAATACCGGGCGTTTTCATCGGCAATCCACTGGAAATGTTTGGCCAGGGCAACCAGGCCCACGATCAGGGGAACCCAGGCGACCGCGCCGATTGAAAGATTTTGAATGAGAGAAAAGTCAATGTCCATAATCAACCCTCCAGGGGCCAGTAATCGCGCTGATTGACAAATATCTGGTGATAGGCCATCGCCTTTTCAACATCGGTCTTGACGATGGCATACCGCCGGGCCAGTTCGCCGCGCTCTTTTGGTTTGGCCGCGTCGATGGCATTCATCAACTCACGGAAACGGATTTGAACAAGGTCGTCAGGATGAATAGGCCCAGGAATGCTATCGTCCTGCTCTTTGGTTTCGACGTTAATTTCGTTCATTGTGGTATTTTGCCTTTCTGATTTTTTAATGTCATACGACGCACTATACCAGTTATACGACGTATGATGTGTATTTAGCTAATGAGTGATATAAAACGCTCTTTGTTCAAATAGGGCCATCTGCTCAGGCCCCACTACTCTGTATGCATCAGGTAGGTCTGCTTGTTTGTACACTGGCGGGTTCTCCGTTTCATACCTCATATCATCTAGGGGTAAACTCGCTCCGACTGTCCAGCCCAGCCCGTCCCGTTTGATAAACTCTGCTCTCCACAAGTTGCCAGTGTAACCACTGTGACAATTCCGGCAGAGCAGACAACATTTGTCTAATTCCTTCCAGGTTTCGGCAAAATTATTGTTATAAATAAGCGAGGTGGGAGTATGCTTCTTTTCGGCCCGGTAAATATGATGAAAGTCCAACCCTGCCGTAAATTCCTTGTATCCACACCGCTGGCAACACCCACCGGACAATTCCACAAACTTAACTTTTAGCCCGTTGTTCCGATCCCTGTTGTATTTCTTTGCCCACTCCCTATCCCGCTTTGCGTTGTTCTCACAATCAATACAATAACTCCGATACCCATAATTTGTGTTTTGGCCTTCGCCTGGATTCCGCCACCTGTAAAACTGCTTTACCGGCTTGAATCGCTTGCACTCGCTACACCATAATTGGCCCTGACTCCACATCTGATTACGGAGCTTTAATTCTGTTGTTGTTAATCTCTTTGGCACAGTCTCACCCCTATCTCGTAAGCTATGCGCCCGCCGATTTCGGCAAAATAAAAACGGCTATCTTGTCAGACAACCGTCAATGTGCTAGAATGATTCTAGCGACTGTTGCCTATCTCAGCGGTCGCTCTTTAGCCGGCTTTGGGTGTTCCTGCACCCGGCCGGCTTTCATTTTTGATTGACGGTATTATAGCACAGATGTTCTTTTAGTTCAACTTTATGTTAGTCCGATCTGCTAGATACCTTAACCCCCGGCCGCTTACTCGACGGCAATACCACCCCGTCAACCAGCTTTCCGGCTTCCTCATCTGGCACCCAGGCCAGGTAATATTGATTGTTCTCTGTCAGTATCCACTTGACGGTATACCGTGGTTTCATCTGCCCTCGCTCGCCCCCCCCTTGGCCGGCCAGGGTAAAGGAGACGAAACCCCTGGCCGGCTGTCCAAGGAGGCCGCTGATGAAGTCTAAATGAGTACTTACTCGTGTTAATCCCGCTGCGTCAAATCTTAAACGTTTTAGCGTGTCAAATTCCGGCATCAGAACGCGTGTTCTGTCCGTCGTCTAAAACCCGAATCGCCCGGGCCAATCCCGGCGCTCGTTCGATCAGGCCCATTGCCTCTAATTTTAACACGTGATGCTGGGCCGCGCTGCTACTGGCCAGGCCCACGCCGGCGGCAATCTCGCGGCAGGTTGGAGCCCGGCCCGTATCGGCAAAATGCTCTTTGATATAGGCTAAAACTTGTAAGGTGCGAATTTTCATTTTATCAGGCCCCACACCTTAAGCTGTTCGTGGCGCTTGTCCCTCTGTTGGTGCGGAACGGGCCGTTTTTGTTTTTCGGGCTGGAAGATGATCGGCTTATCAAAACTGCCACTGGCCACGCAAATATAGCGACTCGAATCCGCCGTAGTACACTGGCAGGGCCAGCTATGGCAAGATTGGCAAACCCCGTTGAATGTTGCGCTTGAACTGGTATCGTCTAATTTTATGTACATAAGCGATGACTATGACTAAAACATACGTTCTACCCGGCCGGCGGCAATTTATCCAGGTCCACGCCGTCGACTTCCTTTGCCACAAACCGCCAGTTTTTGGCCATCATTAGCAAATTGGATAATGCCAATTCGTCGGCCTCGCCCTGGGCCAATGCCTGGCGCAACATTTCATTTTTGCGCTTGATTCCGTTTAGCAATTCTTCCAGGCGCCTGGCCGCCTCGTCCATCCTGAAGTGATCCTCGCTCACGTTCCCCCCGTGCAGCTTAATGTTTTTCGCCGGTCAGTCTCCGGCTTTTCATCCGCTCAATCGTCCGAGTTAGTATCCTGACGTTATTCTCGCTGTCTTGCAGTGCGGCCCTCAAGATGTCGTTACGCCGCCTGGCCCTGCATAACAAATCTTCCAGCGCGGCTATCTCCTCATCCTCTACCGATGTTTGATTTACGATCATCGTGGCCCCTTCCCCAAAACTCATCGGCCAATTGTTCCGCGACGGCCTGGGCCGTGGTAATTTCTGCAAGCCGGTTTTCGAGATGGTTTAGGGCTTCGGTCAGGCGGTCGATCCGGTCGAGGAATTGCTTATCCCGCCTGTCAACGTACCAGGCAAAGATAACCAACAGGGGAAATTGAACTATAATCGGGGTCAGGAGTTCCCATTCAGGCGTTGCCGCCCCTTGCAAAAATGGCATAAATAGTGATATGATGTTCATAGGCTCTCAGGGAAGCACCTTTTTCCTGTTTGCTCAGGCCCGGGCCGGGTGCGGAAATCACCTGACCCGGGCCGCGTGGTTTAAAGACAAAGGGCCATACCCCGCTAGCGGTACGGCCCTTTTTTACGCCTGTTCTTTTCTGGCAAGAACGGGTGTTCTGTTGTTATAATATTATGTTTTATGCCTATTGTCAAGTTAAGGTTTTTGGCAGGTTGACAATAATAAAACCCGTCTAAAACTCGTGGTAAAAACTATTGACAACTGACTATATATCGGATATAATATAGTCAATCAACAATAATTAATTAGTTTCTCACGGAGGATAAAAATGTTTAGCTTTCTCAAAGGTTCTAAGGTTATCGCCCCCAGTGGCAAGACGCTAGAAATTCTTGAAGTTGAGGTCGAGGTCGTGAAAGACACGGCCGGGCAGACACACAATAACATTTCCTATACCGTCTCCTGGAACGGCGGCGAACCGGAAACAGCCTTCCCTTCGGCCGTCAACGGCTTGGCCCAAATTCCGGGTAGCCAGGTAATCAAATGATTGACCAGGTTATCAGCCAGGAGGTTGAGAAGGCCCTGGAGGCGATGCATCCCGTCGGACAAAAATACCGGACCGTGTTGGAGCGAATGGCCCACCAGGTGGCCACGGCCGCCGCTCACGAGGCGTTACTTGGTTTGAAATCCAGCCAGCAGGTGGCTGATCTGTACGGGGTTAGCCGCCAGGCCATCAATACCCGGGCGGCCCGGCTCCGTTCCCGGCGCGGTTAGTTTGGTTGGGAAGTGGGGGCCGGTGCCTGGGCGTTCACCCCGGAGGAGGTAGAGGCCCTGCGGCCTGGGCCGGCCGGCCGGCCACGAAAAACCGCATAGCCCCCCGAATCAAAAAGCCCTCGCTTGGGGGCTTTTCTTTTTGCCGCTGTCAATGCCCGCAATCTGACAGTATGGTGACATTCGAGTGACATCAGCCTAACTCCCAGTACACCCGATATACCATTGCTCGGCGCTAAACGGAGTTTCCCGGGCCAATTCGATAGCATCATCCGGTTTAATGTCGCACAGTTTGCGCTGGGTAATTCCCTCCAAAACCTCTTTGAGGGTGAGCCACACAAAACCACTGTCCGTATGTATGGGCATTGCCCTATCTGGAGAGTACCCCAGCGCCAGGGCCGATTTTATGCCCTGGCGGTAAAGCTCCAGTGTTTCGGCATAATCGGCCGGGTCGTTGGGGTATTTCCATCGCCACCTGGCCTGGCGATTTTCCCACTCCCTAGCCTGGACCAAGACAGAGCCGTAAATAGCTTCCCCGCCTATCAATAATCCCGGTATTATGGGCAAATTGGCAAGCGCCCCTTTTAGCTTCTCGGCCGCCGCATTAAGTTTTTCGGAGTCGACTTTTATTTTTACGGTTGCCATATTTTTATTATACCACCTATCCTAACACAATACACGTTTCCCCCCTCTGCTGTCCCGGCCATCTCTCCCTAACTACCGGCCTGCCCCCCGGTCCTGTCAATACCGGCAAGCCCTCACCCTCGGGGCATTTCGGTACATCTTTCCGCTTGCCCAATGCCATCCCCGCCGGCAGCTTCCAGGGTGGCCTTTTTGGCGCCCCCCGGTATTTATCGCCGCCGTTCTGCTCTGCCCTCTGCTGTCGCAGTTCGACCGCCCGGGCATTGTGGCAGGTGCGGCAATCGTCCCGAAATTGGATCCGTCCGGTTTTTTTGCTCCGGCCCATCGTCGGGAAGTAGGCCGTAGTCAGCGGGTAGGCAACGCCGCAACGTGAACAGATTTTGGTAGTCTGGTCTTGGTTGTCCTGGTCCTGGTTGGTGGTCATTTATTCCATCCTCCGAAATTGAATGACCCACACGTGGGGGTTGTCCTGCCAGGTGCAGCCGGGGCGCTTGCCGTTGATGGATTGCCACAGGGTTTGAAATTCCGGCCGGTATACCGTCCCGTTAGTCGCGTCGTGCCAAGCGGATACCCCCTCCGCCTTAGCGTCCTCCTCGCTGATGTCCTGCAACCGCTCGACTCGGACGCCGGTAATCTCCAACCTGAGTCGGCAGGCCCAGCGGGGCATAAAAATAGACGGCTGCCATTTCTTGGTACGCGCCGCCGCAAGCCACAGGTTAGCGGCGTCTTTGGTGTTTTCAATGGCCACAAATTCGTTATCGGCCCGGTAACGGATACCATCAAGGCCCGATTCTAATTCCTCGGTTCGCCAGGTTTCCCGCACCCAAAGCGAATCGCCGGGCTTGCCGTAGGAACATTTTACCGGGATAACGTTTAATTCATCGGCTTGTCGTCCAACAAACCAATGATACAGGCCGGGGTTTTTACGGTAGTCTCTTTTGTACTTGGTGGCAATATAATGGTCATTTGGGATCAAGCCGCGATAGCCCAGCGGTGGCCCGAATCTAGCAACATTGGCAAATGTACCATGGTAGTTATTGACTTCTTCCAGGCCATCTAGCCGCCTGGTATTCGTTTTTCTATCCTCCAATATCGCCCGGACCATCGGCCCGCTCATCAAAATAGGTCGCTCGATTCTGTCCATTATGCCGCCTCCCTCAATCGCTGCTCAATCATCTTAATCGCCTTGTCTATCAACCGCCGGCCACCGCCGGCGTTTACTGTCCCAATCGCCTCGGCAATACGGGTTTGATGCCACTTACCCTTGCCGTTCTGGTACTGCTCAGGGTTGGCCAGGATCAGGTTAACCCCGGCCGTAAATTGATCGTTTGGCCGCTGCCTTGCCGCCTCGATATGGTGATAGTACGGCTCCCGCTTAATGTCCACATCCCCGAATAACTGGGGGCAGTTCTGGTATAGCCAGGGCCATCCTTCGGCCGGGTCGGCTGGACAGTCGGCAAATGTCAGGCCGGCCGCTTTAATGACGGGCTGGACATCGGCCGGCGCTCCCTCGTTTTGCAAGGAAAACCCAACCGGCTCAATTGCAAACCTAATCCCTGGCCCCTCAATCGTCAACACGTCACCTATTTCTATTTCAACCTCTACCGGCTTTCGTCCCGGAAGGTGCAATAATCCATTTAATTTGTCCATTTGCGTTCCCCTGCTGTATAATCGGCCACGGCGGTAAGAATTTGCGTTCCCCGCCCCCGCCGTGGCCGTTTTGGTTGCGGCGGGTTTTTTATTACTAGTAGTGCTGTGTTTACAAACTTTAGCTCTTGCCCGCTGTTCCGCCCGTCCTGTCGGAGGGGGTACAAGCCTGTCAATTCAGGCGCCGGTTTCTCACCGGCGAAGGCACCCTCTGGTAATTCCACCAAAGAGGGGAATGGGTTTCAGGGTTGCCCACGCCCTACATTACCAATAGTTCCTTAATCGTCCGCTTTGGTCAGAATTTTCAGGCCCATTGAGGTGTAGAATGAAACGAGTCGCTCTGCGTCAATCCCGGCTTCTTTCGGAACCGCCTCTATCCCTATGTCCCCACCATACCCGGTATCCCGTATTTCAGAGATGGCTAATGTCAAAAGTCTTTTTGCTTTCCCCTGCCCTCTATATTCAGGGTGCACAAAAAGGCCGTAAATCAAAGCGGAGGACTCCCCCACTTCAAAGTAACACCATCCAAACCGAGTCTGAATAAAATCTTCCATAAAGTCTCCACTTAATTCTTGTTCACTCTGCGTGGGTGGTGGTCCTTTCCCACCCCGCCCCAGCGGCCTCAAGCGGCCGGGGCGTTAAATCATTAATCTCCAATACTCCCCACCCGTCACCAGCCCTCGCCACGTCTCGCCGTTCGGTATCCACCCGTCGAGCCACCTGGCCCCGTCCAGTACAGCCAGATAGACGCGCTCCGGCAAATTCCATTGTTGCCAAAACATCACGATCAGCGGAAATTGCCAGCATAGCCGGCGGTCGTTGTCGGCTATGACCAGTTCAAGCGAGGCGGTTAGGGTGACGATGTGTTTCATTCCCGGTATCCCATAATCTGACGTCGGCTCCTGGCATACTGGACGACCGCCAAGGCGACCAGGAGCAACATAAACCCGCCGCCACCGCCACAGAGAAGAAAAATAAAGACAAAGACGTTAGTCATTGCCCCGCTCCCGTATGCCGTTCTTTTCCAGCAACCGGCGGTACCGTTCCGGCGAAAGGTAAAATGTTCGTCCTCCACCGTCCTTAAAAATCAATTCTCCATCCTCGGTCGTCTTGGTGGTCAGGATCGCGATGGTCCTGAATAGCAGGACAACCCCGCTTCTGACGCGATGCCCATAACGTAGTTCAATTTCGCCATTGCGGACAAGCGTCACCCAGGCCCGGATTGGGCCAATACCCTTCTGGCGGTAGTCGGTAACGATATAGCCGGTCATTGGCTCACCCTCACTTTGTGTACTCGCTTGTGTGCGCTGAGCTGGTAACGGTTGCCAAACGTCACCCCGCAAACATTGCAGGTTACGACCGGCAGCGCCGCAGGTTCTGGCAATTGCGCCGGCTGCACTCGCTCGATTCGTAAAGCCGTCTCGCTCTTGTCGCTGGCCGTCTCGCTGGCCCTGGCTGCCTTCGCTTCCTTGCCAGCAACCAGCGAGTCGACCTGGCGATACAAAAAGCCCAGCAACGCAATAGCGACGGTCGGAAATAGCGCATACGTCCAGGCTGCCACGGCTGCCACGCTCAGCGTAAACTCAGGAGCGAGGTAGCCAACATTCATTAGCCCACTTGCGATAACAAAAGCGAAATAGCCGGCCCACGCGATTCGCTGCGTCTTTTCCCACCTGGTAAAATACGCCGCCACAATGATAGCCATTTCGACCGCCACGGCATACGGCAACCCAAGCCAGGCCGTCCACAAAGACGGCTCAAAACTGGCAGCGTAGGCGGTGACGTGGACAATCGTCACCAGTCCGAAGGGGACCATTGAACCGATGATCCATTTACGCCGGTTGTCCATCGTCGGCCCCCTGCCTCGCCAATTTCTCGGCAAAATCATCCATCTCCAGGTAAGACACCCCCCGGTAATAATCGTCAGGCCCATCACTCTTGGGACAATCGGGGTTTCGGCATACGCCCCAAACGGATGACCCAGTCAGGACGCAAACCTCAAACGGATGACCCTTGCAGCATATCCCGGTGTATTCGTCGCCGTCTGCTATTTCCCCGGCGGTGATGATCTCATTATTCTCAATTTTAGCCGTTAACATCGTCGGCCTCCGTGTACGCCCTAAAGATGTCAGTCGCCATCCTTCGGTACTGCCTGGCCAGCCGCTTCCAGCATATCGCCCAATCCCGGTTGACGTCGGCCCGGGCTAATTCCTCGGCGTGTTCCTTGACAAGTTGCGAATCCTCGTCGTTCACATACCGCCACCAGGCCGATACCATCGTCTGTTGCGCCCGGAACAGTTCAAGCGGCGATGTATCAAAGCCGGTCATACCTGCTACGTCCTCAAACAGCCGTTCCAGCCGGTGCTGAATAACCTCTCCCAACGTGCCGGTTTCCATTGGCTGTTCTGGTACGTCAACCCCCCTCATCATTTCGTCCAACGCCGCCCCCACTCCGTTCCCCACCTGCGGCCGGATTGCCTTAATCCCGGCCACAAACCGGGCCACGAGCGCCGCCAGGTTATTGGCTAATTCCTGGGTGTTACTGAGCCGTGCCAGGTCGTTGGACCTGGTTTGCACCAACCCATAATTTTCCTCCGCGGCCATTTCCAGCGCCGCCGCCCGCTGGGTTAGTTGCTCGTGCAGCGTCGCCGCGTTGACCAAGGCCAGGTCATACGCCTGCTTCAATTCGGCATAGATTCGGCGTAGCCGTTCGTTTTCGGCCTGCAATTGCTCGATTTCCGCAATCAGGACCGGAATGTCGGTACGGGCAGCGATAATAAAAGCGGTATCCGAATCGGACGGAGGAGTACCGCCACCCTCAAAATCTACGGTAGAGCAATCAAAAATAACCGTTTTATCGCCGTCGCTGGATTCTATCCACCAACAATCCTCCGCGCTGATTCGTTGGCTTTTTGCGTTCCACGGCCCCGGCGTTGCCGCCTCTGCCATTGCCCTGATTCTTTCAAGCTGCTTTGTGTTCATTGTGTCTCTCCTTTTTCAAGTGATACATAAAGTTTAGTCTGTCTGCCAAAATTTCAATACGCCTGTAAAACCACTTCACCGGCAACCCCCTGGCCAGCGTTGCGGCGGCGGCCTCATCACCCATTCGCAGCGCCCGAGCCGGGCCGATGTAGCGTAGTTTCCAAAAGATATAGTCAATCAAACAATCCGGCTCTTGTGTCAATTTCCGCGCATACTGTGGAACGTGGTGGTACAGATCGCACGTGCCCGGATGCATTGGGCAATGAAAGCACAGGACCGCGCCGGGGTCGGGGATAAGTTGAATAGTGCCGTTTGCCTTGTGCCGGATGGTCATATAACCGCCTTACCTGGCCGGTAGGACCAAACCCCCGGCAGTAATACCAATTGATGCCCGGTCCCAGCATTGATATAATCCACGCCGGCTGTGATACTCTCCACCTGCTGAGTCGGGTGTTTTACGAGGGTCGTACCATCCAGGCTATCGGCCCACGTCCAATGGTCAAGCATTGCCGTGCCGGATTGCGACCGGCCCACGTGGACCCACAACCCCCGCCGTTTTGCCTCTAGCGCCAATTGCTGGCCCTCGTACCCTCGCTTGTGGTCATCATCACCGCCGATGAATAGGCAATCAATCTCTGACCACGGAATGTCATCAACCGTCATCCCGTTTTGGGTGACGAAAGTCGTAGGATAGCCGTAAAACCGAGGAATATGCCCGTATCGCTCGAAGTCGGCTAACGTTCCCTCGCGGTCAAAAGGCCGGTCGGGTACGACTATTCCGAGGCAGGTTGCCCGATACGGTTGCAGCCGTTCCAGCCAGCGAATCCATTTTGGCTCTGACCATTGATTAGTAAACCGGCTGTTATCAAATATCCACCAACACCCAAGTTCTAGCGCCTCGAATTGCCCCCCCACCTGTTTAGCCACATTGAAAATACAGCCAAAGTGGACCGGGTCATTAAGGAAATGTTGGGGCTTGGGTGACAGGTATATCGTCATAACCCCGCCCTCACCAGGTCGTCAACCGACTCGGCCACAATCGCAATCCCGCCGGCCGCTTCGACCGCTGCCAGGAAGGCCGCTTGAAGGTCACTCACCTGCCCACGTCGGCCGGGGCGTTTGCACTCTACCGCATAGAACGTTCCCCGGTTGGTGCAGCCGATAATATCAGAGCTGCCCGGTACATCCGTAAAGCGAAAGAATCGCCGCTTGCCCTGGTACTCATTCACCTGGGCGCCGTTGTTGATGCGAATGGCGATGTGACCGCGTAGCCTTAAGTAGTCTAAACAGGATCGCTTGACATCGTTCTCTGATGCGCTCATTATGCCGCCTCTCCAAATAGGGAGTATTGCCCCTCGGTTGCCATCGTTTTTAGTGCGACCTCTGCCGTTTTGCCCTCTGCCCGGGGAAGGGCATTGACCGCCAGGTAGACCGGGTTAAGGTCCAACCCCACAAATCGCCGGCCCAGGTTGCGGGCGACCTCGCCGGCCGTACCGCTGCCACAAAAAGGATCAAGGGCGATTGCCGGGACGGTTGGGGCTGTTTTGTTTCCGGCGACTCGGGTTGTCCACAGGTACGGCTTGATTTCATCGGCCGCCAGGACAAATACCGCCCGGTGCAATTCGGGAATATCTTTGTTCTCCGCCACTGCCGCCAGTTTGTCATACCGCTTCTGAATCAGGTCTTGCCGGCGGCGCTTGGTTGGGTTGGCGGTACGGTAGCAGGTACAGGATGGTTGCCAGCCGGTGGTAATGGGCTGCTTATATCCCGGCATTGTTCCACCAGGGCCGCCCCTCGCTCCGTGCTCCAAATCGTGTTGCCTGTCGGTACTTCGCCAATCGCCAACCCTTGCGGTTTCCACCACCCTCACCCACCCGGCCCCGCACTTCGGGCAGCACCCCCGCGCACTCGTACCAGCCAAAACGCACGGCTCCACGAGCTTTGTGGGGAAGGTGGCAAAGTGGGCGCCCGGGTACGCTTCGGTGGCAATGGTCCAAATTGTGCGGCGATTGCGATGCCCACTAAAGACTTTTATCCCCGGTGTATTGCTTTCGTTACCAGGTCGCCCAGCTCCGTTAGTCTCTTTTTTGCCAACGTGAAACGCGCTGTTGTATCGGCCGGCGTATTGCGGATCCGCGCTTTCCCTTACCGCCTCTGCATCATAAAAATACCGTTCCTGCTTCGTCATCAGAAACACGTACTCGTGCGCTTTCGTCGGCCGATCGTCAACCGATTCGGGCATTGGATTCGGTTTTGCCCAAATAATCGTTGATCGGCAAATCCAGCCATCTTCCATCAAGGCCCGCTTGACCAGATCGGGTATACCTAATTCCTGTTTCGCCCTGGTTGCGTTTGACAATCGTTTGGCTTTGTCGTATAATTCAGCATAACGAACAAGACTACCGAATTGATTGGAGATAAACAAATGTCTTACGGAATTGACAGTAATCTTGATAGCCCCATCCATCAAAGAGAGCGCGAAATGCTCAGGGGTGGCTTTAGTTATGCGGAAATTGCGCAAGCCCTGGGGAGTAAACACAAGAGCATTGCTGAGCGTAACAGGTTGGTCTATAAGATCGACGTCCGCCAGGCTTTTGCTGACAGAATCAGGCGCGACGGTGTCCCTTGCCGGCTGGAAGTCTCCGACAGCTTTGGTTACTGGTTTAGTGGATTCTTCGACGGCGAGGGGCATATTGGAATTTATAGCAGGCAAAGGGCAGATAGGTACATCGAGCGAAGATTGTCCATTCAAATTATCATCCGAGACGACGACGCTGATGTTATTCATTCCATCAGGGATAATCTGAAGGTCGGTATTGTTTATGACAATGGCGGACACGGAAGAACTAACCCTAACACTACTTTCAGGGTTGAGCAGATTAACGACCTGGCAGAAATCATTGTCCCTTTGTTTGAAAAGTATCCGCTTCACACTAAGAAAGCGCGTGAATTCGCCATCTGGAAGGACATTGTTGGGCTTCAATACACCGTCACTATGGGCGGATATAGTCAACGCGCATCGGCCTCCGATGAACATAACGCCATTTTTGATAATGCCCTCAAGTTGATTAGCGATATTCGCACCTACCGACGATGACGGCTTATCCCTGAAAGTCCGGTCATCATTGCCGGCCGCTTTCGTTGCCGCCGCGCTTCGGCCGTTTGGGGCGGTGGCATAGGAATCCCCAATGTTAAGCCAGAGCGTTGCCTCGGGCCGCAGCACTCGCCACACTTCACGAAAGATATTGACAATGTGCTGGATAAATAAGCCGGGTGTTGGTTCCAGGCCCAGGGAGCCGCGCCAGGCGTGGCAGTGGATACAGAATTGACCAGAATCAGCGGTTTGTCCGATAGCGGCAGCGGCGTTATGTTTGGCCCCGGTGTTAGTTTGCGGCACTTGATTGGGGTGATGAGCCAGTCCAAGTTGCCCCCACTCGTGCTGGCAATCTTCCCGCCCGTCCCAAATCATAGGCGTAATTCCGTAGTCCCTTAAGCCCCACTAATAAGGCGGACTAGTCACTACACAGTGTACTGACTCGTCCGCCAAAGGGATGCGAAAGCTATTAGCGTGAACAATCATCCCGCCCTCCTTTCTGCTCAGATTCCTTGATAAAGTCTCTGTTGATATTCTTGGTACTGTGGACCCAGTTGTGGCAGTCCGGGCAAAGCAAAATGAGGTTGTCTACATCGGCCCTTAGTTCCTTCACCTGAAAAGATACAATGTGGTGAATGTGGAATCGGTCCCTATTTCTGGCTATAGCCCCACACCGCCGACAAATACCCCTGTCGCGTCGCCACACGGACAAGGCGGCCTTTTTCCATTCCCTGGAAGCGTAAAAACCTTGTCTTTCGGCGGTTATGCCACCCTTCCAGTTTGGTACTTCTGCCCCCCTGCGCCCGTACATTGGGTTCTTTTTTCCATTGGCCCCCCAATGCTTAACGGCCCTGGTTTCTGATATAGTACGGGTTGGTATTTGGTGCTTTTGGAGAAAATAGAGGATATTGTTTTCGATGCAGCCAAAATCATCCGCGATGTCTTTGGCTGACCTTTGCTTTATAACATATTCGTTGTAGAGCCATTCCCGATTCCAGTAAGGCTTTTCTGTTCGCCAGTGTTCGCCCTTAACGAATCTACCTGTGATTTTGTCCGGCATAGCAAAACGCCCCTTACCAAGTTTGCCATCGTTGCCTAGACGAATGGCGGGACGTGAATCCACCTGATAAGGGGCGCTTTGCCCACAATGAGTATTGTGTTTTTCGATGGCGTCTAAAAAAGCAAAACGCCCCGTGGTCCATTCGTCTAGGCACTTACCAGTATAACACAGTTCGGCCGGAATTGCAATACCCTGTACTATCATCTCCTAATCCCCCTCCACCCTCTCGCCCCGTTCAGCCTCCTGACCTCTTTTGAATACTGCCGGTAGCGGCAGATGCAATTTATCGCCACCCACAGGGCAGCGATTACAGCGATGGTATAGGCGGTGTCGCTCATTTTTGCGCCTCGCTCAATTCCCCGTCCAATATCGCCCTCACCACCTCGTCCAGCGTTCGCAACAACACGCCGTCCCTGGTGCGCCAGTGAGCCCGGCCGCTGGTCAGGCCGGCGTCAATCTCAACACAGAGGCGGTAAGCGCGGGCGTAGGTGTATAGGTTTACTGTCTCCGCCGCCACTGGCGGTACTGCCTCGCCTCGTAGGTTATTACCGTGGCCATTGTCAGGGCTACGATA